AACGTTTACGGTAGCGCTTTACCGCTTTACCGCTTTTTCAAAAAAAGCGGTGCCAAAAACGTTTACGGTAGCGCTTTACCGCTTTACCGCTTTTTCAAAAAAAGCGGTGCCAAAAACGTTTACGGTAGCGCTTTACCGCTTTACCGCTTTTTCAAAAAAAGCGGTGCCAAAAACGTTTACGGTAACAATTTGAAACTACTTTTGACGCCACTTTTTGACGCCACTTTTTTTTAAAAGTGGCAAAGTGGCAAAGTGGCATTACATGACGATACATGCTTTACGACTGGGATACGATGCCGTATTTACTGGAATCGCTTCCGTTTTAATATACGTTTCATCTACAATAATAGGTTCATTTACGTCTTTTAAAATTTGTTTCGAATAGTATTCTTTAAGTTCTTGCAGCAATACGTCCATTTGACGTCGGTTTACTCCATTTACGCCATTTACGTCGTGCTTTTTACGATGAAAAGATTTGATTTGCTTTAATACAGCAGCATGAAGGTCGTCTCGCGTATTAAAGCAAATCAAATCCTTACTCGACGCGTCACGTTGTTTACGAGGAAACGCTTGGATTTGCTTTAATAAAGCGGCACGTAGGTCGTCTCGCTTTGTTGTGTTCATGTACAACGCTTCCGTTTCCTTTAATTTGTCGCGTGTCTTTATATAGTCGGATTGCGCTTGAATCAGTTCATCTTGTTTGGCAATGATTTCAGTATGATGATTAAATTTAACTAAAAGCTCTTTATAGCTTTTTTTTAAGGCGTCGTATTCAATCAATACCGATTGTAACCGAGCCGCAGAGTGTTTGGTACATTTCTTGGTCATTTATAATTAAAGATTAAAAAAAATTGTCTAAAAATGTGTCAAACTTTTTTAGACTTGTTTTTGGACTTGTTTTTGAACTTGTTTTTAGAGTTGTTTTTGGACTTGTTTTTAGAGTTGTTTTTAGAGTTGTTTTTGGACTTGTTTTTAGAGTTGTGTTTAGAGTTGTGTTTAGAGTTGTTTTTGGACTTGTTTTTGGACTTGTTTTTGGACTTGTTTTTAGAGTTGTTTTTGGCACCGCTTTTTTTGAAAAAGCGGTAAAAATGAAAAATATTTAGCTATAGTAGATGGCATACAACATGTCTTTGTGTAAAACCTCTGGCTGTACGTTTTTTGGGTCGTGTACCACAAAAGGATTATGTTCAACCTGTTTTTCAAACACGCAATCTACGCCCATCGACACTCTTTTGCCACAAGATCCGCCCGTTCTTGTACTGTCAGAACCTCCTCCAAATAAATCACGGTGTTGGAAATGTAAAAAAAAAGTAGGTCTTTTAGGATTTGACTGTGCGTGTCACCATACGTTTTGTGGACAATGTCGACATGCCGAACAGCATTCCTGTACGTATGATTATTTTCTAAAAAGCAAGGATAAATTGAGTCACGATAATCCAAAAATCATTGCACCAAAACTTACGCGTATGGACTAATTCAGCCTATCAACTTTTTTAAAAAAAGGTGTCAAAAAGCTTTTCAAAAAAAAAGTCGTAAAAATAAAAAATTTTTTTTATAAAAAAAAGTTTCTAAAATTATTTTTTCAAAAAAATAAATAAATTTTCTCAACACACACACAATTTTTGATAATTTTTTAAGAAATATGAGTTTTTTTTGAGTTTTTCGTGGTTGATTTTTACCTCGAACTAATCGTGTTTTTGATTTTTAAGTTTTTTCTTAAAAATTTTTTGATTTTTTAATCAAAAACTTAAAAATTTTTGATTTTTTTATCAAAAATTTTGATTTTTTAATTAAAAACTTAAAAATTTTTAATATTTTTCTTAAAATTTTTAAGTTTTTAATTAAAAACTTAAAAATATAGTGTAGTATAAATGGAGTGTACATTTTGTAAAAAGACTTATGCGAATGAATATACGTTGCGTACCCATCAACGAACTACAAAGTCATGTTTAAAAATTCAGCAAGAAACTGGAACAATACATGTAAAAAAATACGCTTGTTCATTTTGTAATAAACTTTATACAGCAAAATGCTCTGTGGTTCTACATGAAGCGCGTTGTAAAAACACAGTGACGCAAATCAAATCAGAGATTCAAGATACGGTAGAAAAGATTATGGAAGAAAAAAATGACAAATTAAATGAAACCGAAACTCTATTGCGTACAAAGACAGAAGCATTCGAGTATGAACTCCTTATTAAACAAGAAAAAATAAAACAATTAGAAGACGAAAATAAAAAATTGGAACAAAAGATAGAACAACTTATACCACATATTAATAATCAAACGTTTTATGATTCGAGCACCAATACCAATATCGTCAATAATTACACCATTTACGAGGTCATGACGCCTGAACGTGTCGATGAGTATTTCAAGAAACATTACAATATCGATACCTTATTAGGTGGTCAAAAAGCATTGGCGAGATTGGTGGCAGATGGGTTTATTACAGAAAAAAATACGTATCATTGCAAGGACAGATCTCGTCAAAAGTTTACATTGGTCGATGAGCAAGGTAAAAACGTGGAAGATGTCGATTGCCGTCATGTCATTCAGTTAACGGCATCCGGCATGCCACACGTCCGCGAAGTGTATGAAGAAAGTCTGTTCTCTACCGAAGACCAACATGTAGAAGAACATTTGCATACCAATTATCAATCCATTAGTAAATTAGACCAAGACCCGACCCAATTCAAACACGAATTAAGTAAAATAGTGCCATCTTCTAATGAAGCACCGGCTCCAAAACAAGCCACTAATTATTTTGAGGTCATGCGACAAACCGCAGCTAGCATTCGTGAAGAGTGTTTAGAACGGAAAAGGGCAAAAAAAGAAAAAGAAAAACAAGGACACGAAGACCCGATTCAACCACGAACGATTGGTGGCATATCCATTGGTAAATTAGATGTCTATCGCCAAGGCTACCGTAAACGCAAAATGGAAGCGGAACGTAATGGACTAGGAGATAAAGAGGTAGAAATTAAAGTGCCGCAATCCTTGCTTGACTTGTTTGATGAAAACCCTTCCCTACGAGACGAATATGAAGCCTTTATACGTTCGTAATCCACTAATTTTTCCACGGCTTTTTCACAAAAAGCCGTACTAAAAACTTTTCATGAAAAATAATTTTTCATTAGTCTAGAATTTAAACACGAAAAATATTTATTTACAAAAAGGAAGGTCTAAATAAGAGTCACCCGCCTATGAATTTTTCTTATTTTTTACATAAGTGCTTTATGGCTGCTACTAATATCGGAATTAATCGGGCTGGTGCTACTTCGTATCGGTCTGGATTTGTCGTATCGACAATCTGATAGGCCTCATTCGGAGAACAGGATAAAATGTGTTGTGCAATAAATCCCATGTCCAACTCTCCTTTTTTACTATCACCATATCCTTCCCGTTGATTCCATACAAACGTCGATGGCTCTAATTTAGTAATAAAATCAAGTGCGTCGACCCCTGATAATTCTTTTATATCGGTCTTGTCACGCGCATCGGATAACCCAGATATACTCGTTTGTTGGCATCGCAATGTTTTAATAGACGCATTACCCAGAACAATTTCATTCGATACAGTGGGATTACTCACTGCTGCGCCTGTTCCCAATATAAGATTATTGGACCCTGTTGTTAATGATAGGCCTGCATTGACACCCATTGCGGTATTATTAAACCCTTTTACATTTAATAACGCATTCATACCAATCGCTATATTGTTATGCGCATCGCTGGTTTTTACCTCGCCACAGTCTCCTTTTTCGCCCTTGTCTCCTTTTTCGCCCTTGTCTCCTTTTTCGCCACAGTCGCCCTTGTCTCCTTTTTCGCCACAGTCGCCCTTGTCTCCTTTTTCGCCACAGTCGCCCTTGTCTCCTTTTTCGCCACAGTCGCCCTTGTCTCCTTTTCCTTGAGCGTCATTCTTGTATATAAAATCATAAATAAAAGACATGGACGTGTCATCGCGGGTAATCATTGGAACAGACATTTTACCTGTAAAAAGATAAATTGTAGAGATACATTCTACTCCATTTCGAAAATGTTCACGGCTTTTTCATAAAAAGCCGTACCAAAAACTTTTCATGAAAATTATTATTTTTCATAAGCATTAACTAGCCTAGAATATAAACACGAAAAATATTTATTTACAAAAAAGGAAGGTCTAAATACGAGTCACCCGCCTATTAAAATGATCGAAAATGATCGAAAATGTTAAAAATATCACGGTTTTACTGACATGATGTATTCAATCACTTGCTCACGAAAATATTCATTGCGTTGGTATACCGTCCATTCCATTTCATCATACAAAGTCAATAATGGACGATCTGGAATGTCTTTAATTAACGCATCAAACATTTCTAATAACGAAAATTCAAATCGTAAGGGATACTGTTCTTCGTCTTTTTTAAATTTCATGATACTGTTTTCTATCGAATGTCTAAGTAAATTAATGTCGCGCTGAGGCTTATCATATAAACACATGCTAGATAGTCCAAAATCAATCAAATAATAGGTTCCGGCATGGTCGCGCATGATATTACCCGTGTGTAAATCATTATGGTGTATTCGAAAATGATACAAACGTTTCGCTAATTCAATACTAGCTCGCAGTGCTTTTTTCTTAAATTCGGCATGCTGTCCTGTATCGTTAATGGCGACGATATCGGGTTGAACGTTCATGTAAGTGTCCCAAAATGGTTTTATTTTTGAATTAAATAGCTTACCAAGACGGTATAAATTCGTAAGTGAATCTAGCTCTTTTTTTATAGAGTGTAACACAGAATGGTCCTTTTTATCCAAGGTGTTTTCTAGGATGACATCAATCAATTTTATATAATACGATTTTGCTTCCTGCTGTTGTTCGACCGATAAATCAAACAAATCGTGGAATAAATTGGTGTCGAGTTTGGGCATGATCCATCCATGTTTATTACGTTTGGTGTTATGAACTAGCCCTACTATAGGAATGGATAATCCAACGCGTGATGCCAAGTACTGTAAAAAACATTCGTTTTCTTGTTCTTGTTCTTGGTCACTTTTTTTGTTCCATTTTATGACATAATCCGTACTAAGACATCTCACAAAATGCACGTCGGCATACGAACCCGATTTTATTTCAGACGTGAATCGACATTCTTGATACGGAATCGACACGCCCTTGTAGGGTTTAAATGTCAAGTGGTCCATGCGTGCTATTGTACTGTCTCGTTTTATTTTTTGAAAAAATCATTTTTGCCACTTTGCCACTTTGCCACTTTTAAAAAAAGTGGCGTCAAAAAAAGGAAAAAAGTGGCGTCAAAAAAAGGAAAAAAGTGGCGTCAAAAAAAGGAAAAAAGTGGCGTCAAAAAAAGCCGTGCCAAAAATTTAGGATAGTTAATGCTTATGAAAAAACATTTTTCATGAAAAGTTTTTGGTACGGCTTTTTGTGAAAAAGCCGTGATTTATTATCTCTATACATTTAAATGGCACAGGACCAATCACACGACGATACATCACGAGGTGAAAAACTTTTATTTCATACGGCCTTCAATCGCGGTATTCCCGTCACAGGGTTTTTAGGTCGAGATGATATGATGGCATTATCAAATTTGAGTCGGATATCGCGCGATAGCGTACGAGACGTTCTAGAAAAAAGAGGAATATCCATATTTCATACGATCGAACCCGTTCCCTCTTTAGCAGACCCAAAACTATGGACAGTGACATTACGCTATACGGGTCAGGATAGGACTGACTTTTTTAACACACTTGAAAGAGACAAATATAGTTTATTAGAATATATAAACGCAAACACATTTATAATGTATATCCGTCAAACTAAATTAGATGAAATTGAATTTACATTTGCCTGTGATGCGATCGATTTTATCAGAAAAAAAGAGATTGATGAAGACTATATAGAGACTAAAATAAGCGACTCTATCGAAAGACTACAAGACTTTTCACCCTACTATTATAGCCTTTCTGTTAAAGACGTAAAACAAGAAAAACCAAGCAAAGAGGGTCGTCGGTCAAAACAAAAACGTTCACGACGTGTCCAAAAACAAAAAAAACGACGTTCCCACAAGTAAAAATGAATCATTTTATTTTCACTCATCCAATTAAATGTTATCCCTATTGAAAGAGATTAGCACTAGTGCCAACGCGTATGCCTTTGGCACGAGTGATGTGATTCAAGATACCAATAAAAACGTCGATACAACGTACGGTGAAATGATGGAAGAAGGCGTTAGCTTGATTTTATCCAAACTAACTCTTACAGAACAGGATGTGTTTTTGGATCTAGGTTCAGGAACAGGACGGGTGGTATTACAGGTTTTTTTAGAAAAAAATATAAAGAGCATTGGGATTGAATTTATTGAAAAACGATACAGGATGGCAGAAGAATCCCTGTGTCAATTAAATGAAAAAATCAATGCCTCAAAAGTTCATTTTATAAAGGGTGATTTTTTCACAGAGAACTGGTCTAACGCCACATGTGTTTTTATGTGTAATACCTGTTTTACAGAAGAGGTCATGGATAAAATAATGGCGCGTTTAGGTTCCTGTAAGAAACTCCGTTATGTCATCCTATTAAAACAGCTAGAAAAGAAGCCAGATTGGCTAGACGTACTCGACTCGTTTCAAGTGCCTGTAACGTGGGTCAATCAAACGAATGTGACCATTTATAAAGTCATCCCTGAAAAAAATGTGGTGGTGAAACGTGACCGTAAAAGTTTAGGCAGTAAAAAAGCGTTACGAAAAAGTAAAAAAAAATAAGTGGCACGAATGTTTTTTTACAATTAATTAATCTTTTAATGTATACTAGTATAATGGATTCATATATACTAGTATACATCTTGGTGGTCCTTATTGGCATATCGGTTGGCGGTAGAATAAATAATGTCACATCGACATTGACTTTGCCTTCTTTTTATCCACCGACTTACTTATTCGGTCTCGCATGGACCATTTTGTTCTTTATCTTTGGGATATTCCTGTATTATGCGTCGACGGAATTACAAATTATTGGCATTATTTATTTTGCACTGGTATTAGCGTGGACGCCTTTATTTGTATACAGCAAATCGACTGCTGTGGGATTTTATTACTTGTTTCTGGTGGTCTTGCTCACGATATCTTTATTTTTTGTATCTGAAAAACAGTATGCACACCCTTACCCATGGCTACTGGTTCCGCAATTTCTGTGGACGAGTTTTGCCACAATTATTGCTTATGAGTTATACCGTCTCAACGGATAAAAAAAGGACATCACGCCTTTTGAATAAAATAATTTGAATTATTTTAATTAATTTATTATAAATGGCTGCTGCGGCTGCGGCTGCTGTTTCTGAAGACGTTGAATCTGCTACTGATTATCTTTTATATAAAAGTTCTATGCCCGAACACAAAGATGTTTTTTTTGTAAAAAAACCTGACGAACGATGTAGGGAAATAGTCAATGATTTTTATGTGGAAGGGGGAGATGAGAGTAAAACGAGACTTGAACCAATTAAAGCGGGTGAAGAGTCAGGTGAAGATATATTTGAGTGTGAACGATATGATAAATTTAACGCGTGTGATATACGTCGCCTTACAATAGCTGCACCTGATTCATCCACATATTATAAAAAAGATGATTTTTTTTTACAATCCTTGACTCCATTTATTCCTAGACATATAAGTGATAAAAGTATTCAACATATGGATATAAGTATGTTACGCCGTCATGAAGAGGAAACATATAAAAGTTTATCTCAATTGTATCCAATGCAATGGAATCCCACGCATCCTCAACATGAGGACATGTTACATTTATCAAATCAAATAAAATCACATAATTTTAAGCTTAGCTATAAAAAATTTGATACAGGTGAAATATGCGTCGTTCCTAAACAAGACCACAAAAAAATAATAAAAAGTACTTACAATTTATATACAATAAAAACAAGTCAAGAGACTATTCTATTTCGATCCGTTTATGATCAAAACACGTATTCTATTGTAGACCGGGTAAATGGCACAATTAAAGAGGATAGACTCGCAACTTTAATTTCAACTACCTATTCATTAGATTTTGCATTAAAGTGGTTGAATTGCGATACTTTTTATATGATTCGTATTCCACCAGATTGTCCAATTTTTATAGTAAATGATGATTTAAAAAAAAATAATACACAATTGCCAAGAGCACCAATACCATTCGTTATGAAACCTAGCGAGTATCAATATGAAGTAACGTTACTTCCTGGTACATTTACTATTAATCATGTTTCAAAAACTAATGTAAATGATAAAGAATTTTATATATTCGATACAACGTATAAACCAGTTGATATAAGCAAATGGAATGATTTTTTTGATGAACTTAAATGTAAAGAAGGTAGACAAATAAAACGAACGAGAACTTATAAAAAACGAAAGAATAAAAAAAAGAGAACCCATAAAAAACGAAAGAATAAAAAAAAGAGAACCCATAAAAAACGAAAGAATAAAAAAAAGAGAACCCATAAAAAACAAAAGCCAGCACATAAACAAAATGAAAAAAAACACACAAAATGTAGTAGGTATAAAAGGTAGTTGGCTAGTGGTTTACCACTCAAAATTGCCAAGTACCTTTTTCAATTTAGAAACAATGTCACCGCTATATTTTTCCTTGCCTTGTTCCAAGGATTGAATCGTATTTTTTGGCATATTAAGCTTTTTAGCCAATTCGTCTTGTGTCCAGCCTTTTTGAGCGCGCAAGGATTGGATTTTTTGCCCCATGCTCGCCGTAAAGTATTTGATGGGAGCGACATCAAACGATTCCGAGTCGGGTATAAATTTTGGCTTGCCAATGGGTTTTGGTTTTGACTCGCTGGTTTTTTTTAGGACAACCGGGTCCCACTGCTGATGCGGCATGTCGTGTGACATTTTTTATGTTATGTTTTTTTTTAACCGCTTTTTGAAAAAAGCCGTTTTTATTTATAAAAAGCAAGTAATGTATCAGGGTCGGTTTCCCTCGCCATGTTGGAAAAGATGGGGTAAAGCGTGTCATATTGATTTATCATACGTTGAATGACATTAAACGGAACGCGTTTATCGCCTTGACTACGCGCATTGACCAAGGCTGTCATTTGAGAAGGGCGCGACATGTCTTTTAACGGGTAATGTAAAAGGTCGTGTTTCGGAAGAATGACGTGCACCGTGTAGGTGTACTGTTTGGCTAATTCGAGATAAGGCTTAATACTGCGCAAATCCAGGTTGGTGTTTGACTGAACGATATCCATGCGCGCCATCATACATTGCTCCACACGTTCGATACACGATTGATGTGCCGCCGATAATTTTGATGAAACCAATACGCCATTTTCATACAAATTAGGATACGCATCGGCTTCGCAGAGACACGCCGACATGGTTTTGGCCAGACTGCTTTTACCGCTGCCAGACACCCCTACGATGATATACAATGCCATTTATCCATAGACAATAAAAAAGTAAAAACAGGACGAATTGGCTAAAAAAGCGCACGTCACACTTTATGACGTGTATTGATTATTATTTAAAATAATAATGATTATATAACATGGATGTATTTCATACCATTACAAATGGAGATGAAAATAGAATAAAAAAAACAAAGGAAGCGTTTGAGCATTATCACCTTAAAAACGAATTTCATTATTTTATGAAACATCCCACCAACGGACGATTAGGGTGTTTTTTAAGCCATATCAAGTTATTCAAGTATGCTAAAAAACATGGAATGGAGTATATATTTATTTCAGAAGATAACTTGTCTATCAATCATAAAATCAATAAACGAGAATTATATGATTTTATGCATCAGTCATCGTCTTGGAATATTATTATTTTAGGTGGATGGCTTATTCCGTTTGTGACATTTAACACGACACCCTATTCCTCGATATTTAAAACAAGTTCAATTCATGGTACATCGGCATATGTTATCCATAAACGGTTTTATGAACCCATTTTAAAACAGTACTCCACGCACCAATTAGAGCACATTGATGCGTATCTTATGAGTCAAGCGCAACCGCATGCCTACATTGTATCGCCATTGATGTTTTATCGAAATAATTGCATACCCACGACCAACTCGTATTACATTCCTAATCAAATCGTCGATTATTACTATTATTTTACTTTTTCTAAAACAGTCCGACACTTTTTTGAATATTATTCTATACACTATGAGTCCATTTTGTTATCCCTAATTATTATCATAAGCATGTTTTTTATCGTAAAGAAACATATCAAGAATTAGAATGCCCGGTTTGACGCCTCGTCGCAACGTTTTGACGCCACTTTTTTAACGCCACGTCGCATCGTTTTGACGCCACTTTGCCAATTTTTTGACGCCACTTTTTTTAAAAGTGGCGTCAAAGTGGCAGCAATTAAGCATACACTTGAAATTGTACCGCAAATGTGATTGGGTCGACACTCACCAATGACCCATGATACGATTTACCGCATTGAAATAGACTAAATGTGGTTTGTCCGCATAGCGTGTCCTGATTAAATTTCCAATATTGAACAGGTCGTAACATCGACACATGCGCAAACCCGTGCAAGGACAAATGGGGTATAAACCACATGATGCCGCTTTTTTTCACATCCGTCACCCACAGGGTATAAATGGAAGAGCTTGCCAAATATCGTCCTATTTTCCATCCGGTATAAACGGATTGATACCCCTTTACGTGCGCCGAACGGATATTAATCCAGTCGATTTCTTTTTCTAAAACAGGACGTTTATAGATGTAACCAGCCAATAGATCATGAATAATCGTATCCGAGTACCTACGCATTGGGGATGTGAAATGGACATAGTCTGTAATACCCAATCCAAAATGGCCGCGTTGGTCAATATCGTATTTTGCGCGTGCGTATTTCTTGATTCGCATATAAGAGGCAACATGCGGATCGGCCGAGTCGGGTAAAGATTTAGGTTGAGCTCGCAATGAGGCATGAAACCGATTCGGTATTAATCCTGGTACATGCTTATTCAAATGCGTGCTCACAATCAAATTGGCTAAAATCATGGCCATCGATACCATGGCGTGTGTCCCGTGTACCGTGTCTTCGGCCTTGATATCTATCGCAAAACCATCCAAGACTCGAAATCGAATCGATGGTAAATCAATATACGTCATTTTTTCAGTACGCAAACGGGTGAGTTCCTGTAGCCAGACCCAATCTTGTCTATCCGGTGTATCCTCGTAATGATAACGATTCTTGACATGAATCATGCTCGGATAAATGCCATACGATTGAACTGTTCCGTCCTCAAAAAGCGTGACACGGACCGTTATGGCGTGACGATCGTGACCCACATGTAAACTTAATTCTTGGAGACGTTCATCCGATAGTAAATGCTCGGTGCGTTCATTTGACAAGTACAGCGTACTGACGCCTTGTTTCATACGTAGGCGTTCCTTTTCTGATAATTCAGCCTTGACTGTATCTACGATATGAATGTAAATAGTGCGTTCGGTTACATTTACTGAAATCGCATCATCGACATCCACTGTTGTGGATGGGTCTATTGTAAACGTATCAAGGTCGCGATGATCGACCCATTTTTCCGTGTACAATGGCTCTTGCTTGACACGTTCCGGTAATTCCATGTCGTCGTGACAATAGTAGGCTGTTGACAATAGTACCGCATCATGTATCGGCAATTCCGACATGCGACTTTTAACCTCGATGCGTCCATCACGTGTTAAATGGACCACGATACGGTCACCGACACTATAATACGATCCGAATACGGTTAATAGTGAAGGACAAGCGGGCGTCAAGTGTGGAAAATAAAGAGTACATTCCGTATCATTCACGGAACGAATGACAGCCACACACGTATGCGATTGACGTGACACGAATGTCACGGTATTATTTATGTAATCGACGCAATCGCCAGGTAAAACCGATAAACTAGGACATGGTACAACAAAAGATTCGGTGCGCATCATTAATGTGGCTCCATGTAATTCAACGGTGGCATACACCATTTGGTTTATATTTTCTTTTAACACAAATTATTTTGCTTATGTATAAGCAAATGCGATAATTAAGAAAAAATTTTTTAGCGATGTCATCAAAGTGCTTGTTCGACAAGATCCTTGATTTTTTTAGAAATTTTATGAATCGTAATGTCACTGAGCCCTACGCGTTTACTGAAATCGGTAAGAGAGACAGGAAAATTAATATGTTTCAATACAAAGTAGGATAGACCCGCTGCGATACTATCGGGATTGCTGCGATTGATAAACGTGGACCGGCTGCATATCTTGTTAAACAGTTTAATCACGAATTGCGTATGCTTTTCAGATAGCGCAAATTTGGCCATGATTTTGGGAATAAAATCCAATGGTGTCGTATAGGTTGGGTTTCTCTTTATTTTTAAATTAAACATCTTCATGCCGTTTGACAAGATTTTCTTATTCACATTAAAATACTGCTTGATTTCGTCTTGACTTTTGCGCTGTCCTACGTCTTCAAATGCATAAAAGATACAGGCTACAATTAGACCTTTTCGTGAATTACCGCGCAAAATTGACTCATCGGTAATAATACCATAATTCGTATTAGCGATTTCGACGACATCTTTGGGCAAATTATAGTTTTCAATATCACGGTAAATACTCTTTTCTTCATATTTTCGAATAAAACAACGGCTCGGGTCAGACGATTGCTTTGAATCGTTCTCCTTGTAAAACCGCCATTCGGGTGAATGATCGTCAATGATTTGTCGTTCCAACCCACACTCCATACACACTTCATGTCCTTCATCCGATAAAATCATGGATTCATGAGGACAGTCGGGTGTAGCGGGTTCACCGTGGGTCTTTGCGTGCTGTACTGATTGGTTAAATTGTTCAAAAAATTTTTGTTCGTCTTCATTAAAATCCAAATCCATTTAAATAGATACTTGTCCCTTATTCTTCTAAATCGATTTAGAACTTCATTTTTGCCACTTTGCCACTTTTTAAAAAAGTGGCGTCAAAAAGTGTAAAAAAAAAGTGGCTTCAAAAAGGGTTAAAAAAAGTGGCTTCAAAAAGGGTTAAAAAAAGTGGCGTCAAAAATAGCGTCAAAATAGTAAATTCGTTTCGTAAAAAGGTGCAAAGCGGTTATTATTCGGATTTGGTGAGTAATTCCGTCTCTTTTTTTTTACCCATCATCCACGAAATTTGTTGTCGTATGTAGGAAAGAGGCGCGTGTAATTGCGTATAAACACGTTCGATAAATGAAATGTGTTGATCCATTCGTTCCAGGCTTTTTTCTTGAAGGTGATGGTATTCCAACAATCTATCTAATTTTTTTTCTTGAAGGTGATGGTATTCCAACAATCTATCTAATTTTTTTTCTTGAAGCAGATGGCATTCTATCAAATAATCTATTTTTTCTTCCAAACGTATCAATCGTTCTTCCATTTTATTATAATCTTTTTTTTATATATTTTATATAGTAAATGCCAGAACCGATCGACACTCGTCTTTACGCTAAAGCCAAACAATCTGCCGATCGACGATTCGGACCAAAAACCTCCTTGTACAAGTCTAGTTTTATGGTTCATGAATATATTGCCATGGGTGGACGTTATAGAGGAAAACGTGACCCTCATCATGGCATTGTTTCCGCTTTTCAAAAACTAAAAAGCAAAACGTCGAAACGACCGAGTAAATCTAGTAGTTCTCGTAAATCACGTAAATTACCTAGTTCTCGTAGTTCTCATAGTTCTCGTAGTTCTCGTAGTTCTCGTAAATCACGTAAATCACGTAAATCACGTCAATCCAAGCGCATGTAACTCATTTTAGGACTAACCTTACGCCAATTCGGTTTCGTCCGAGACGACCGCCGTAAATAAGAGCTGTCCTGTACTTTCAATGCTACTAAATTCGCGTGGCGCAATCAATGACCAATTGACGTCAGATATCCATCCTAATTCATGGTAAATATATGCCACCAAGGCCGCACACCAAAAGCGTGATGTATGCTTCCAAACAAAAGGTACGTGTATAGACATTTGAATGCGAGCCGCAATCCAGTCTATGATGTTTAAATCATAGGGTTTGCCATGAACGGTTTCGTGAACACGACGCAGCGTCTCGTATACCGATTCATCACGGATGGCTTTATTTTTGCGCACAAAAACCGTCCCTGGCGCACAATTCGCCAATACATCATCTAGTTTATGAATTTGGACCCCGAATTTTATTTGGTGATCTTCCGCATCTGGTTCAGATCCCCATGAGGCATCCCACACATACAAACCGTCTTCAAGCGACTCATTTAAAAATCGTGGATTTTTCAATATTAAACCCACGTGACTGTACCTGCTTCGTCCTAAAAATTCTAATAGTCGGGAAATCCAACTTGTACCTTGAAATAAAAGTATATCACCTGTTTGTAATTCTAGTTCGCGTCGTAAAGGAATCGATGTCATTTGATATAAGGAATTATAATCTTTTTAGAGTGTAAATGTTCTATGCCTCAAATCACGTGTTACATGTTATTTTTCCAAAAATGCCCGGTGACTCGCAATCCAAACGACATGCCGCTTTTTTAAAAAAAGAATACGAGGACGAGTATACACGTGCTGTGGTAAGAGAAGTTCGGAATGCATCGGCCCGATACGAAGGTCCCAACCAATTCGTAGGGTTCAATTTACCCGCACGATTTGTGCATCGGTCTGAGCCTATCTTATGGAGTAAAATACACCGAAAAAGTATACAAAAAGAACGGCGTAAAAGTAACAAAAAAGATAATCGTAAAAGTAACAAAAAAGATAATCGTAAAAGTAACAAAAAAGATAATCATAAAAGTAACAAAAAAGATAATCGTAAAAGTCACGCTATAAAATACCTTATTGCCTACATGGAAGGCGACACGGAATCCAAAGAGCACGAATTACGTCATGCGCGTTATTTTTTGGACAAGGACTATAAAACACGTGTCCATGCATCATGGACCCACGTAAAAGTAAACAATCCGAGTCTCTATAAAAAAATAACGGAAAAATTAAAAGATCAAGGCTACAAGTCGGATGTATTTGAAGATGAATTTGGTGCGTATTATCCTCACCTTATCAAAAAATGAATTCTATAATATTTCCAATTAATCTAATAAAAAATAAGCATGGAACCAAAAGAATGGGCTTTTCATGAAGCGGAAGCTAAAAAATTATTTAATCGCGTCGTGTATAGCGACGACGATGAGTTTTATGAATACGAATGCCGACCATTACGAACCATTTTGATTAAAAAAATGGATACCAAAGCCTATATTCTCGTATATAACACGAGTACAGGCATGTTTAAAAGGTACATTGTTCCTCATTATAAACGTTCCGATGCGCATATTCAATTGAAGCCGCTTGATGATGAACCCGACACAAGAGATGATTTTCGTACATTTACCCATTTTACAGATGAATTTAAAGTGTCTACTACTGTTTGCCCTTGACACGTGACTCGCATATTTTACTAGAGTAAAATATATTTTATATACGGGTTTTTGACGCCACTTTTTTTGACGCCACTTTTCACTTTTTTTTTGACGCCACTTTTTTCAAAAGTGGCAAAATTCAGGAAAATGCTCATGAAACGGCTTGACTTGTCCGCCCGATTGGATATAGGTCAGCATTCGCGTTTGAAAATGTTTTTCAAAGACATGAAACTTATCGACCAAATCAATGATAATAGGAACCGTATCCATACGACGAAACACGCGTCCTAGATATTGTTCAAACATTTCTTCCACATCCCCAGCCACAATCAACATGTCGAGTTTGGGATTATCAAACCCAACGCCTGCTTTTGAATACGTGGCAATTAAAATGCGCGCGTCACGATCATAGGTGCGCGACGTGCCCGCAAATAAATCAACCGATTCCCCTTCTTGTTGAAGTAAATCCAAGAGAATCTTACCATGTAACTCTACACGTTTGGTTAAAATCATAATTGTTCTATTCCTAAAAAATTGACACAAACGCACAATCAATGCGTTTCGTCCCGCATGTCCAGCTTGGCTATTAATGACATACGACCAATCAAGTGTCCCGCGATCGGTTTCTTGTGTGTCGGGCTTGATATGGGTCAAGTACTTGTACACATTAAATAAACGGTACAATTTGCGCCGAATCATGCTATAGCCGTAATGTACTTGAAGAATGCGATCCAAACGGTCTGTGCGAAATGGCGTAGCGGACAAGGCCATGCAATATTTGGGCTGGACACGTAAAAATGCCTTGGACATGCTGGGTGTACAAAACATGTGGCATTCGTCGACTATAAATGTGCCTGCTTTAGAGAATGCGTCCGGCGGTCGGTGAGCCAAATTCTCACCCAAAATTAAATAAAAATCCATGCCTTCCTTGATATCAGTCTTGCTTTCCAAAATTTGAACATTAAGGTGTTTGTTGACGGAACGAATACTATCTTTCCATTGTTGTAAATGGCTGACACGGTAGACGGTAATCACTGTTTGGTAGCCCAGTTTTAACGCATACAAGATGGCAAAATAACTCTTGCCCCACCCACAATGCAACGACAAGATGATTGAATGAAAGGTCATCATGATGTCATCGACTTGTGCCTGAACGTCTAACTGGTAGTCACGCAATCGAAAGGTGGTGTCTGTCGACGATAATGGATGATAGTCTGGTTTTGGAATGAGTTCGCTGTGCTGTTGTTCCATTAAATATTTGGGTAAATATGCCCTATTGTTATAGACAGCAAAACATTCAATTGATTCTTGATTGGACTCGGATGTCACAGTGGCGTCTTTGACGAGAGACACGCGTACAGCCTTTTCCAGCGCCGTAAAATCATCAAGCGCAATCGATACGCTCATTTAAAACCATCCTAGGTAATATTTACTTTCATTTTTAAGGATTTGTAATATTTTTTGACGCCACTTTTTTTAACTATTTTTTGACGCCACTTTTTTTACCTTTTTTTGACGCCACTTTTTTTAAAAGTGGCAAAGTGGCAATGTGGCAAAAATGAAATGTACTTGTAATTTATTCCATTCAACCATGACCGAGCCTCATGTACATTTACAAACAAGCACGTCGTTTTTATCCACCGCTACCTTATGTCATCTAGACCTTATTTCTGAAAGCGCAAATCAAGTCAAGGATAAATTAGTGCACAAGCCTGAATTTGTGCTGTATGACAAAACGTGCCACCAAAATCGAAATCTTGCGTTTTTTTCAAATACATCAAAGGGGTATGCCTATTCGACCTATTTTGCCACATCCATTCCATTAACACCCGCATTAGAACAATTGCTCGACGTGGTGAATGCCTTTTATAAAACGGAATTTAATGGCATTTTAGTAAACGAGTACGAAAACGGAACGGATTACATTGGGCCGCATTCGGATGAAGAACGGTGTCTCGATAAAATCGGTGTGGTGGCCGTGTCGTATGGGGCGACACGCACATTTCGCATTCGAGACAAATCAACCAAAAAAATCATATTAGATCTGGATACCGAGAGCGGTCAATTTATTCATATGGGAGGCAAATTCCAACGTGAATTTACACATGAAATTCCAATTCAAAAAAAAATAAAAGAAGCTCGCTTTTCATTTACGTTTCGCAAGCATCTTATTTAACTAATTGAATTTATAGAAAAAAAGGTCAAACCTGATTAATTAGGTCTTTTACTATGATACTGCTTTTTATGAAAAAGCAGTAAAAAAAACCATAGACGGGTGACTCTTATTTAGACATTGCTTTTTTTTAAATAAATATTTTTCGTGTTTATATTCTAGGCTAGTTAATGCGTATGAAAAATAATTTTTCGTGAAAAGTGTTTGGTACGGTTTTTTTCATGTTTTGACGCCACTTTTTTCAAAAGTGCAAAGCCGTGAAAAAAAATTAATTCCTACATACTATTAAATGTCATCCGAACTGGTCATGATACCCAATTCTTACATGGGCTCTGGTGCTCAAGGGTGGATTGAACTTGCAACGCTGGGAGGCAAAACCTATGCTGTTAAATTTTCGGTGACACATCCTGACCCCGCGATCGGCAATGCGACGGCCTTTAGAGAATTTGAAATGATTAAAACATGTCAGGGTCGTTTTATCATACAGGCCCATGCTTTTTATCCACACGTCACGCGATATTCACCGGCTTCTCAAAAAGAAGAAAACGTGTCGGCCATGATTATGGACTATGCGCCACACGGCGATTTATTTGCGCAAGTTTCTAGGACATCCAAAGATATGTTTGGATGTCCTAGAAATAAACAGACCGAGGGCATGAGAAAAGAATTTCTAATAGATAAATTGATGACGTCTGAATCCTATGCACGAATTCTGTTTCGTCAAGTCGTAGAGGCAGTGGAGACGTGTCATGCGCATCGAATATGCCATTTGGATATAAAACTAGAAAATATACTTCTTGACGAGGACTGGAATGTAAAACTGACTGATTTTGGCTACAGTCGGGAATGTGATGAACATGGCAAAATACAAACAATTACAGGTGGCACCTATTGTTTTTCTCCACCGGAATATATCGTAGTGGATTCAAAAGGTAATTTTAAAATAAATCCAAACCCTGATTTTTTATATGATGGCACAAAAGTTGATGTATTCAACATGGGCGTTGTTCTCTTTATTTTACTTACTGGGTTTCCACCATGGACCGATGCGCTCGACAAGTCAGATCGCTTGTATACAAAAATGAGGAAAAATTTTAGTGATTTTTGGTTAGAGATTGATGCCAATACATTTATGACTGATTCCGCGAAAGACCTGTTAACTGGCATGTTATTTCCTAGATATAAAAAAAGGTTTACCATACAACAGATTAAAGAAAGCGAGTGGTTTAACACCGAGGACCAGATAGTTGGTATCAAACCCGTCAATTTACTCGCTCAATTCAATGCAGAAACTCAGGGGCGTAAAAGAGGTTTTCGAAAGAGCGTTTCACACAAAAGTTTGCGTAAGAACGTTTCATGCAAAAGAGGTTTGCGTAAACGATGCATTCCAAAATTAGTACGACACTAAGTCATGCGTTGGGTGGAAAAGCGGTGAGCTGTGGAGGGGTAAAATGTTTTTGGTACCGCTTTTTTTGAAAAAAGTGGTGGAGCTTTGGAAGGAGCTGTGAAATATTTTTGGTACCGCTTTTTTAGAAAAAGCGGTGGAAAAAGCGGTGGAAAAAGCGGTGGAAAAAGCGGTGGAGCTGTGAAATGTTTTTGGTACCGCTTTTTTTGAAAAAGCGGTGGAAAAAGCGGTGGAAAAAGCAGTGTCAAATAAAAAATTAAAAAATATACACATAGTATATGTATTCGTCGTTTAATACCTTGGATGAAAAAAAACGTATCCAGACAAATGCCCAACATGATATGCGCGGTACTCTCATTAACCAACATACACAGCACATGGAACAACGTATCATGAATCAAGGTTCGGCATTGATGCACCAACGCATGTCTCAAGACCAATCAAGGCTTAATCCTCAATCCATCCCGCATTTATCTATGTCTCACATGGAACCTGCTTTACCACGTTTTGTCAAGCGCGAGGAACCGCGTGAACAGTTGAAACAGGCATCACACATGGAACATGAACGATCGCTTCATATGAATCAATTTCTTGAAAAACAGCGCATGGAAAGAGACGCGCATCGTATCAATGACCAGGTGGATGTCATTAAAAAGATTTATGGCAAATATAACACACACGAATACGACCCAACGCCGCGCGAACATTATCGTGAACAAGACCTAGGGCCTGCCGTGAACCAACTTATTGACTTGTTGAATTCATTCAAGCTAAGCAGTACAGTATTATCTAGTGTCGCCAACATAACCAGTTCGAATGATTTATCGCTTTATGCGTTATTGGCCAGTCCCGCTTTTACCGGTTCACCCCTAACGACGACGCCTAGTTACTCTGATAATTCCACACGCATTCCCACGACGCAATGGGTCAATTATATTGTAACGGATAAATTATCAAGTTATGTGACGACTTCTGCTTTAACCGCTGCCGATTACGTCACCAATACGTCCCTTCAGACCAATTACGTCTCCAAATCCTTATTATCCTTGTATGCGTACGCGACGAATTCATCGGTACAAGCTACTTATGCACCTTTATTGAATCCATCGTTTAGCGGAACGGTTACAGGAATCAATAAAAGCATGGTGGGATTGGCCAATGTCGACAATACGAGCGATGCCAACAAGCCCGTATCTAGTGCGACTCAAACAGCTCTTAACTTGAAAGCCAATCTATCCAATCCGACCTTTACTGGATCCGTGTCTGGCATAACAAGTAGCATGGTAGGATTGGCCAATGTCGACAATACGAGCGATGCCAACAAGCCCGTGTCGAGTGCGACTCAAACGGCTCTTAATTTAAAAGCCAATCTAGCTAGCCCCGCCTTTACTGGAACCGTGTCTGGCATAACAAGTAGCATGGTGGGATTGGCCAATGTCGACAATACGAGCGATGCCAATAAGCCCGTTTCTAGTTCGACTCAAACGGCTCTTAACTTGAAAGCCAATCTTGCCAATCCGACATTTACTGGAACAGTGTCTGGCATAACAAGTAGCATGGTAGGATTGGCCAATGTCGACAATACGAGCGATGTCAATAAACCTGTATCCAGTGCGACTCTGACTGCTCTTAACTTGAAAGCCAATCTTGCCAATCCGACCTTTACTGGAAACGTGTCGTTGCCATCTACGGTAAACATCACAGGCAATCTAAATTCAGGAACCGGTACTCTTTTGGCCATTAATGGCTCAGGAAACCTTATAACGTCATCCTCTTCCGTTAATCAAACAATAGAAATGCTTACAGCACAACCTATTCCATATTATTTATCTTTTGTAGCGAGTTCAAGCAATGGCGCTTTTTTACCATTGGTAAATAGTGACATAACATGCGACCCATATGATGGAACCATTAGGACAAACAATATCACAGCAATTAATAAATTAACGACTTCATTTATGACAATAATGAATGTCCCAATCGGCACTCAATCCTACTTATTAGGAGTGGATTCCACAGGAAATGTCATACAAGGATCCGCAGGTGGTGTATCCTCCTTTTCCGGAGGCACAACCGGATTGACGCCCAATACAGCCACATCGGGAATCATTACCTTATCCGGAACCTTAGCGGTAGCAAACGGAGGGACGGGCGTCACTTCCAGCACTGGCACGGGATCCGTGGTTCGTTCTGCCGACCCTGTACTAACTGGTGCACCAGTTGCACCTACTGCGACGGCTGGCACAAATACGACCCAACTTGCTACGACAGCATTTGTTCAATCGGCGGTCAATCTAAAAGCAAATCTAGCCAATCCTACTTTTACAGGAACCGTGACATTGCCCGCGGTAGCATTTACGGCGACACCGGCTAGTGGAACGGCGGCCTTTACACTTGGCATCGATGCCAACAATGCCATCATTAGAACAACGGGTGGTTCGGGAGGATCGGTGAATCAAACAACCACGTCTGCCAATTCTAATTATTCCATACCCATGAGTACGAGTGCGTCAAGTGGTGCCTTTACGCCGTTAATTGATTCGAATAATTTATTAACGTATAATCCTTCGACCGGTACACTAAGAACACCGATATGTAGTATTCCCAAAAGTACAACGACACATCCCAATTTAGACCAATATGAATTAACAGTAGGTGATAATGCCGCAACAACCAATAAATCGGCAAAAATAATTATTCGAGGACAATCCGGGTCAGATTCGTTTGGACCTAGTTTAGATTTTAGCGCATGGAGCAGTCATTCTACGCCCCAAGGACGAATTGAAGTATTGGATGACGGAAACTGGGGAGGTACATTATCATTTTTTACAAAAGCAAATGCAGGGGGTTCCGCTGGGGCATTATACAAAAACATGTATCTTAATACAAATACCGCCGGCGTAACACAAATGGTATTCCCTTCGACACCGAATATCATCACGAACGGCGCAGGTTATAACTGGTTTATTGGTGGAACTCAAGTTGGTTCATTTGATTATCCTTCCAGTAATTGGAGAATATCTACCAACTCGGCTCAAAAGCTTATTCTGGGTAGCGGTTACCAAAATGTATTACAAGTTGGAAATGGTGGTTTAGGTCATTACCCAGTTGAAATATATGGTTTCAAGACAACCTATGGTTCGTATTGGCAATATACTTCCGGCGGTTCTAATTGGGGTGTAGGCACTACGAATTTTAATATTGGATTATATGTTCAATATACTGTATCTGCTGACGGAGGGTATTTATTAGCTTCAGACGAACGCATTAAAACCAACATTAAAGACGCCAGTACTGGAGCATTGGATGTCATTAAAACCATACCCATTAAATCGCATGGATACATAGATTCGTTTCTAAATGGATGTCCTACCATGTACAACGTGATCGCGCAAGATATTCAAAGAACTTATCCTGAGGCCATAACGGTTACAGAAAGTTATATACCAGACATGTTTGTTAAATGCAATTGGATTAGCGTAACAGACAATCAAATTAAAATTAATATTCCAAAGCCACATACGGTTATTGTAGGTGATAAAGTCAGATGTATACTCGAAGATTCTTCTCAAAAAGATATAACAGTCACGCAAGTAATAAATACAACTACCTTTGTGGTAGAAAAATGGGATGATTTTGATATGAAAAAAAGTGATGAGATGTTTTTATATGGTAAACAAGTTAAAGATTTTTTACGAGTCGATAAAATAAAATTGGGTATACTAGGATTAGCTGGCACTAAAGAGCTACAACAAATAGTAGAAACACAACAGCAGACGATTTCAACCATGGCATCTCAAATCGGAACGCTTACCAGTATAGTGAATCAATTATTGAAAAAATATCCTCTTTAAAACGTATTTATAGAATCTTTGTATAGATTCCATTTTTATACTTTTTGTCATTAAAATTGCTATTTATTTAAAAATGAAATATAATAAATGTATATTTATTATAAAATGACAAAATGTCATTGTGGAAAACATGCTTTATTTAATACTAATGGAGAAACAAAGGCTCGGTTTTGTTCAGAACACAAAGAACCTCATATGGTTGATGTAAAGCACAAGACATGTGAATACGATGGATGTAACACACGTTCTTCTTACAATATCCGTGGAGAAAAAAAGGCTAGGTTTTGTTTAGAACACAAGGAACCCCATATGGTAGATGTACATCACAATACGTGTGAAACTGAAGCATGTGAAACCAGACCCAATTATAATAATCCTGGAGAAAAAAAAGCTCGATTTTGTTTAGAACATAAGGAACCTCATATGGTAAATGTAACTCATAAAATGTGTGAAATTGATGGATGTAAAACCAGGCCAACTTATAATAATCATGGAAAAAAAAAGGGTAGGTTTTGTGTTGAACATAAGGAACAATATATGGTTAATGTCACAGACAAGAAATGTGAAATCGATGGATGCGAAAAACAACCCTTTTATAATAAACCTGGTGAAAAAAATGCACGATTTTGTTCCAAACACAAGGAACCTCATATGTTAGATGTTAAGAATAAAACATGTGAAAACGATGGATGCGAAAAAATACCCAGTTATAATTCGCTTGGAGAAACCAAGGCTCGTTTTTGTTCAAAACACAAGAAACCCCATATGGTAGATGTCAGGAATAAAACATGTGAAAAAGACCAATGTAAAGTAAAACCCAGTTACAATTACCGTAATGAAACCAAGGCTCGTTTTTGTTTAGAACACAAGGAACCAAATATGGTAGATGTAAAGCACAAGATTTGTAAAACCGACGGATGTAATACATTAACATGCTATGGATGGTTAGGCAAAGGCGAAAGCCATTGTGCGATACATCGTCAAAAAGGCATGATTAGATCACCAAACCGCTCATGCGAAACTACGTGTTGCAAGCAATTGGGCACTTACGAATGTGGTGGCGTTAGGTATTGCGACGACCATAAACCGTTAGGTTCAGAGAATTTAGGAATAGAAACATGCACCGTTTGTGGTTTGGATGATATCTTGACCAATGGAAAATGCAATACATGCGATCCAAGTACACAACTCATTCGTCGTCACGCCAAAGAAAACCGTGTCAAGGATGTATTGACCGCATCGGACATTTCATTTGTTCATGATAAAATGTTGGAAGGTCCGTCTTGTGGTCGTGAACGTCCTGATTTTCAAATCGATTGTGGAACGCATTTTTTGTATGTCGAAGTAGATGAACACCAACACAATTCGTATGCGTGCGAATGTGAGCAAACACGTATGGTTAATTTGGTGGAAGCAAGAGGCATGCCGGTGCGATTTATTCGTTACAATCCAGATGTATATGAACCCATAAAAGGACAGCGTAAAGTAAAATTGGAGCAACGTGAAAAGAAACTGATTGAATTTACTATGTATGCCATGAAACACCCTCCACACGAACAGGGCGTATTTGCCAATGTCTTGTATTTATTTTATGACAATCACGATACGACACGGAACATATGGGAAAAAATAATCTAAAAAAATGCTACGCGTTTAAAAAAGCGTCGAGAGCTTTAATAAACCCTGGATTCGGTTGAATAATGGGACGTTTCAAACGAATAAAATCAAGCGTTTGGTTCAAAGTAAGACCCGTACGTTTTGACAAGTAAGCAGTAGCCAAAGTCGTGCTACGTGAAATGCCGGCATGACAATGGAATAAAATACGCGTATCCACGGGCAATTCCAGCAATCGCGGCATGACACTTTTTAGAATACCACGCATGGGTTCATCGGGAGAATCATAAATGCCAATTTTTAAGAGTCTTTTCCCGTTTACCTCTGAATCGACTATACCCAAATGGGGAGCGCCATTGGTGGGAAAAGCCAAATTGACAATGACATCAAACGAGTCGTAGGAAGAGGATATATCACCTATGGCCACGTGGTCGGTAATCATGGTGAAATGGTCGAGCTTTACGTCGGGTGCGTACGACTCGATTAATTCTTCCGTATCAAATATGCATTCATACATTTGATACTGCTAAAGATTTTACATTTAAAATCTTTTTATATATAATAGAATGTATCCTTTTCAGGGCACTCATTATTTATCGTCATTTATGGGTTGTTCGGCAGAATTGCTGACCCAGCATAATGATTTTAATAATGTCGTTCGCGAAGGCATAAAAGCCAGCGGTGCCACGTTACTCAATGAGTGCGGACACGTATTTGAAAATCAATCGTTTACAACAGTATTCTTGTTATCCGAATCCCATTGCAGCATTCATACCTACCCCGAACACGGATCAGTATTTATTGACTTGTTTACCTGTGGCGACAAGTGCGATTATAAAAAATTTGAAGAGGTGCTTCGAGCCTATTTACACCCCGTTTCGGTAGTGTTTAGCGTGGTCAAGAGAGGAACCGAACATGCGTTTGATTAAAATGATTTTTTTGAAAACCTGTAAAAATGTATCTTTTTTATTTTCTTGGGAATGATTAAATGTCTGACGCCGCCATTGAAATTCAAGTAGCCGATGCGTTGGTGGTCCCTGCGCCGTTATCCCGCGCTCAAACCAAAAAAGCCCCGCCTAAAAATCTATCCCTTATTTTATCCGTCTGTGGTAAAGCACTTAAAACATTTGGCGACAATCGTCCTATTAACGCCGTTACGATATTGATTCTGTTACAAAACATTATCATGGCTGTTGCTAAAATCAAGTCTCTGTCGAGCGAGGAACAAAAAGAACTTGCGTTATCCTCTATCCAATGGATTATTGATCAACAAAAACAACTCAGTGATGAAGAAAAAGATACACTGGATATATTGGCCGAAACGATTTTCCCTCAGGCCATTGAATTATTATCGCCCACTGAATCCTGTCTATTCTCATGTTTTTCATGCAAAAAGACAACAGAGACGAAAGAAGACGTAAAAGACGTGAAAAAAGAAGAAGTGAAAGATGTTAAAACAGACGTTAAAGCCTAAATGCCGTCCTAGTTTAAAAAATAAATTATCAATTTATTTTAAGGATTCGTTCTTGCCATGGGCGTGAATTCATCAAATTATTTAATTTTATGAATTCACGCCCATGGCAAGATGCGATTTATGACATTCTCTGCATTCAAAAAAAATAACGATTATATTAGATTATATCAAATTAATCCAAATCAAATGTATGTTATGCCATTTGAAAAGGAATACTATGTGGAACTTCCGAAACTCTATGTATTATGCCATGTTACGGATACATCGGAAAGCTTTTTTAAAAAACTCACAGAGTCTTCTGTTAAATATGGGCTGGTTTTACAACCCTTCTCAACAGATCCATATGATTTCATGGTTCATTTTATCCAGGATAAACTAGCAACAGACATTATTTTATTTATAAATGGACACAAGACACTCATCAATGGAGACAAAACACAACTCATCACGCAATATAAGTGGTTTCAACAATACTATGGAGATAAAGCTATTTTTTCAGCTGAAAAAAAATGCTGTATAAAAGGATACACACCCGAACAATTTCCAAAGACTCCATTTGACTATCGCTATCTTCATTCTGACACATTTATATCTTCAATAAGCGCATTACGAACTATACTTGCCTATAAGCAATTCAATACCAATTTTCTCACTCAATTATACCTCAAAGAACTCGTTTTACTCGATACACACGCCTTGATATTCAATGTCGTACATCAAGATTTAAACGATTTGGAGCGACACGCTAAAAAATGGTACAACACACAAACCCATTCCTATCCCTTAATTTTGATTGCAGACGACTCAACCCCATTCTTGCTAGAATAATGGAATAATTAAATACTTAAATATGCGGATGAAATAATCGAATAAACGCGTCAACTTCAGGATACCTGGTGTTGGATAGGTAGTGTTGCACAGACGTCAATATGGGTTTTTCAACAAGATGATACTTGTCTTGCTGTTGGTAAAATTGGGTATACTCTATCCCTTTTTGTTTACAAATATACTTGATCATTTCCCATTTTTTTCTCCATTTTTCAAGAATAATTTTGACTTGGGGTAACATGGTAAACCAATGGGGCACGGTTTCTTGTATCAATCGAGTGATATACGGATACACATGGTGCGTTCCTTTTTGTTGAAGGGCTTGGCGATAATTATTAATGGCAACCGATACTTCACGCTCTTCTTTGGATTCACTGCGTTGACACGGATAAAAAAGTTCAATCGGTATCTCTAGTGCCACACATCGTGTTTTCACAAAGTCAAGACGTGATTTCCATTTATCCAAGGCTTTTTCTTCGTCGGTCATAAATATCAACCAGTGTGAAAAGCCTGCTTTTTTAATTAAGTAATCCACACATTCATACGGACACGTTGTGCCTTTTTGAGAGACACCTTGTCTATAATTGGACAAGGCGATACCAATCGTTTTTTCAGTAGCATGTTTACTGTGTTGATTAGGATAAAATGCATCTGGCGTGATATCGCGTTCGGTACAAATGTCGTGAGCAAGTTGGCATAATACTGTCCAACGCTCAACTGCCAATTCTTCTTTCGGAAATAACCCATTCATGATTTTAATAATGTTACTATGTATAAAGAAACAATCTTTATATTTCTATTTATTTTCTATTTCAGAATATTCAGTTTTTAAATTTCAAAGCTTGATTCACTATTATGTTTTTTATTTCTTTCGTGTCAAGACATAAAAAAAGTCGTGCTTGATTCTCTATTATGTTTTTTATTTCTTTCATGTCAAGACATAAAAAAGTCGTGCTTGATTCTCTTATGTTTTTTATTTCTTTCATGTCAAGACATAAAAAAGTCGTGCTTGATTCTCTTATGTTTTTTATTCCCATAGGCGGGTGACTCTTATTTAGACCTTCCTTTTTTGTAAATAAATATTTTTCGTGTTTATTCTAGGCTAGTTAATACTTATGAAAAATAATTTTTCATGAAAAGTTTTTGGTACGGCTTTTTTCATGTTTTGACGCCACTTTTTTCAAATGTTTTTGACGCCACTTTTTTCAAAAGTGGCAAAGTGGCAAAGCCGTGTTTATTCCTTGACGCGACACGTTTGACTCTTATACGCGATTAGAATGCTCTTGGGCTGTACATTCTTTTTTACACAAAGGACACGCATTGCTTCGTTTGAGCCATTCTTCGACACCGTCGCATTCCGTGGACGTCGCATGAAACACGTGGTCGCACGGCAATCGAATGATAGTTTGACCTTTAAGAATAGGCTCTTGACAAATCGGACAGGAATCAATGTCCATTTCGGATACGGTTCTAACCAGATCGTTAATCTTGACATCGGATACTTTGTGTTGCCAATACTCGTCTACCTGTTGATGCATCATTTCGGTCCATTCCTCGGTGTCTTGGGAATTTTCTAGAATGTCATCTGCGCGCGGATACCGGCCCTCTGTGAAATGAAAGACTAGAAAAAAATGGAGCAAGCGACACGAAATAAATACACCATAGTCTATAAGGGTATGATGTAACACGGGCATGGCTAATTCTAAAGGCGTATAATACTCACACTCGGGTGAGCATTCTTTGAAATGAAACAGGATTAATTCCTCCAGAGAAGGCATAACGCCATACAGATTATAGAAATCGCGAACGATGCCGCATAATTGAGACGAAATGTGCGTGCATCCCAGTAGCGATAGATGATTATATTCTTTTTGAAACAAGAGGGTTTGAATGGCGTGAATAAGCACGGATTCCATTTATTATTAGTATTTTTAGTCTTGTTATCTTTTCATTTTTATGCCACATTCGCTTGCTTTTTTTTCATTTAAATAAGAAGGCCTATATAGAGATGTGGGTAGGTATATTTTGTAGTAGTCGAGATACCTCTACCATTTATGCGCCCATCGTGTTTCATATTATAAAAATCTTGTCTGACTGTGCGATTTCCGGTATCGTGTATGGTGGTGGCAATAATGGTCTTATGGGGATTGTCCAGACTTTGGCTCATGATTACAGCATGCCAATCATTGGCCATAACTTGGAACGATGGAAACAAGAAACAGCGTGTAAAAACCCGGAATATATTTATCCCACCTTGTTAGAACGACAAAAAGGATTGATTACCTCTAGCGACATGTATCTGGTCTTGCCTGGTGGCATTGGTACCATTTATGAACTCATCCAGGTGTTGGCACATAATGATGTTGAACACCTGTACAAACCCATTGTGCTTTATAATGTGGACCACTTGTTTGATCCATTGCTTGACATGTTTCGTGAACTGGTTAGCCAAGGTTTAATGGATGTAAAACGGCTTTGTTTTTATATAGCCCATTCGGAAGAAGACATTGAGATCATTTTACGTCACTTGACACACCACAAAACCCCAAGTGACTATATATTTTCAGTTTAATTGCCTTGCCGCTTTTTTCAAAAGTGGCGAGTGGCATCAAAATGTTTTTTTGAAAAAGGAGTGGAAATCGAAAATATGAATAAAATAAACTTTTTTTTTATCTATTTAATAATAAGAAATCTTCCAGATGAATGAATGGAATCCCTTTAGTATATGCTCGTCAGGATCCATTGACCAAGCGGAACGACCTGAATTTATTAAACAGCACAGAGTATACGGACACGGGGCTATCGATTGGAACGAATAGTTCCTCCAACTTGAGATTATCGTACGACACCGATGACGCGACGGGTCATTTGAGGACGGATGCATTTAAAATCCATTCGTCCTCTCTAGGATTAACCAATTTGCCAACCGCAAATTCTTCCGTGACTAATAATTCCTATCTGCTGATAGACCCCAGTGGAAATGTCACAAAAGGCAACAGTCAATTTCCAGGTGATATCAATGTCATGTTGTCCCATATACAAAATGATTTATTTACCGTGGAAACGACATTGAACAATCTTAGTTTTCAAGTGTCAAATTTAGAACCGTCGCGAACGAATGCCGCTGTCAAGACCAATACGTTTTGGATTTATATCTTGGCTGGATTAGTAACCTTGGTTATTATAGGCATTATTATATTTCTAATCATGTGGATAATGAATAAAAATAAAGTACATCATACCATTCGCCATACCCATAATCAATTAGACCGTGTGACGATAACCTTGCATGAAATGTCGGAATACCTCAAAGAACTTCGCGAACAGATTCCGACACGTTTATCCCCTCCCGAATTTAGCGGAAAGAGGTTCATGATGTCTCATATCCGAAATATGGTTTAATGCCTACCACTTTGCCACTTTTGAAAAAAGTGGCGTCAAAATGTGGTGTCAAAAGTGGAAAAGTGGCGTCAAAACGCATTGCTTTTTTATTCCCTTTTAAAATAAATGGAATAGTAAATGGTCCCTCTATATGTTATTTATAAAAAGGGCAAGTTATTACTTAAACACGTTTCTTTTACGCCACGCTCTTTCACGTATCCAAAAAGATTGACATACCCGTCTAAAAAAAATCCTATCGAAAAAGCGCTTGAAATTAAAATCTTGGATATATATAAATGTCTAATTTACCCGTAGACGAAGTCAAAGAAGTCAAAGAAGTCAAACCCCCTTGTCCACTTATTGTCCAGCCACCCCTTGTTGTCCCTCTCGAACCGCTCATTGTCCTGCCGGTAAAACACCATCGCATCATTATTATGATGACCAAAGATTTAGAAAAAGAAGAGATTGATCTGCTAAAAGAGTATGGTCGTGTCATACTATTTGATCCGCGTGTCTATGTAAACATTCCTATACAAACGCTGGAATTTAATTATTTAATAATGGATTTAAGGAGGAGAGAGGACCGCTATTATTTCCAACAGATAGACGAATCCTTATTAGAAAGCTATAAAATCGTCTCTATATGCCATTCCTTTGAAAAGTATGATGATTATCATGAAGAGGTTGGCGTTGAAAATATTTTGACGAAATTACCCGATAAACAAGCATTCAAGGCCGATTTCGATCGTCTCTTGTTGCAACCTAAAATCAGCAAACCGCGCGTCGTGCTCAGCTGTATAAAAAGTCTCGTCCGGTTGGTTAAAGGCGATTGGAAGTAGCATTATGGATTGGCTGTGGTCAAGTTTACAAAACAAATTGTTTTTTTACATACTGTCGGCATTACATATCAATATCAACTTGATACCAGTCATTACCCTTGCTCTCTAATCCTAATCAACTGGACGTACATTTCCAGCTCTACCAAACATTTTTCACGGCTTTTTTGAAAAAGCTGTACCAAAAACATATAAAACACTGTTTCACAACAAGGCTACTTTTTGACGGCACTTTTCCTTTTTTTGACGCCACTTTTTTTAAAAGTGGCAAAGTGGCAAAGTGGCAACCAAAAAATGAAAGTATCCTCAAACATCCAATCTATAAGAACCATGTCACTCTCCTTTGGACTTTTTGAAAATGTGCTGTCTCGTTTTATGGAAGATATTGCCGCCACAAAATCAGGTTGGACCAAGCCTGAATTGATGGAAAAGTGGAATGAATTGATGGGCGAGCCCGTCAAAAAAATGGAACCTAAAAAGGTATCTGAAAAGCCTGTTGAAAAGAAACCGGATTCGGACCGATGTATTTTCAAGATTACGCGCGGCGACAAGATGGGCGAACAATGTACGTCGCGGTCTAAAAAAGATGAATCCTACTGTGTCAAGCATTACAAGCCCAATCGCGACACAAAAGAAACCGAAGAGACGCCCAGCAAGGAAAAACAAATTATTGTCGAAGAAACCAAATCCGATGTACCCTCTTCCGTTCGCCTAGAAAAAGATATGAAGGAAAAACAAGAAAAAGCCGAATATGAAGTCGTTAACGGACACACGCTAGTTAAAGGTACGACGGTGGTAGTTAATTCTAAAAAAGCCATCATTGGCTACCTTGATGGGACACACGTTGTCCATAAACAAAATACCGAAACAGGAGCTGTACAAAAAAAGTATCACCTCTCTTTTTCACCTTCTAAAAAGACGGTAGATGAATAAAAAGATTTGTGTCGAAAACACCATATTTTTTTAAAAAAAATATAATGTTAAATGGCTCTATTTGTTACACGTGACATTCCCGAAAAATTTTATATCGTCTATGACTCCATAAACTACCCTTTGTCACTCTTGATTTCTATTACTGAAAAAAGTGAGCATGAATATAAAATTCATTTAGTTGTACCTTTGCCAGATGGCTATCCTGACACTTTATTTAAAGAAAATTCTTCTATTGTAGCTACCTTAATCATGTATTATCATGTACGCGATAAAAATATGTATATCGATTTGTTTTTTGTATACAATAAAATGACAGGATTTAAAGATAAAATGACAGAAAATGAAGTATTTCATACCAAAGATCTTGGACAATACATGTTATGTACGGCTGTACAATTTCTTTTAAGAAATACGAGTTGGTTTGACATGGATTCGATTGTGACGCTGAAAGCCTATGGTGGAGAATGTTTTCGCCAATACCAAGACTTTTATAAAGTTTATCCTTTTGAAAGCTGTATAGAGGAATTAGAACGTAAGGTTTTATTATTTGATTTTTTTATAAATTATTTAGAATACAACGACAAATTATTAACTAGATTAGAAAAAGACTCTGATTTAACATTATATTATGAAGGACATAAAGAAGAGGTAAACACTTTAATAAAAAAAATGTTAAATGAGTTAAATGAAAAAGAACACAAAACGCAAAAGATATTACGAATGTTACAAAGATATTTATGTGAAGTAAGAACAAATGATGACCTTATAAACAACTATTATAAAAAAGTATATGGATTTGATGTGGTTGAAAATCATGGCCTCTATTCGTCCATGGCTGGGGATGTGCATTCATTGTTAAAGGCATGTGTATCGGGAAGAGATTTAGCAATGTATAAAGCATTACATCATGTACGTAAAAAAATTTCTGAAAAAGTTAATGTCAGTGACGACATGAATGAAGACTGGATTCAAGGTCGAACGCGTAAAAAACGTTATTCACGACGCTGTAAAAGGTAAGCGAGCTTGTTTTCAAATTAAACTAATTTGAAAAAAATGTGCCGTGTTTAATCCGTTTGTTTCGTATCAGGCTCGTTTTTTATATGTTTAATCAATTCTTGTATGTCAGGATGCTGTAAATAGAGTTTTATATCGTCGATCTGGGTTTGCGTAAAAACCATCTTGTACGAGTCATATAAAAAATAGTAAGCAAATATGGTAAATAATAAAGACGAAACGAGTGCAATCACACTTTCGCGGTACGTCAATCCATGATTCATATCACTGATGATGACCAATATGGCTAAAAACAAGAAAATCCATCTTACCCAAAAGATGGTAAGAAATTCAGACACGGTAGGTCGGACGTGATTAAACAGATTTGTAATGATAAATAGTGCTATAATAATAATTAAATACCGAGATGGTCCAAATGTAAACATGGGACTAAACCAAGCTGTTTTATCCAAATTCATTCTAATACTTGTGACTAGAAAAAATATTTTCACTGTTTTTTATCGGTTTTCCAGCGATCGAATGAGTTTTGGAAAGACTGCTTAAAAACAAGAAAATCCATATCATCCAAAACACGTATATACAGTCGGGCAGGGTCGGTTTAACGAGAATGAATGCAAGCAAGAACCAAGACCGCTCTAATGTAAACCAAGCGTTTGTATCCCCATTCATAATTAGTAATTTGTATGAAACTAATTAATACGAATGAATACGAATGAATACGAATGAATACGAATGAATACGAATGAATACGAATGAATACGAATGAATACAAAATAAAAAAGTGCCTCGTCTTTTAAATGCGTTTTTGAAAGGCCAATATCGCTATATATAATTCAAAAAAGTTTTTGGAAAATAAATCAATGATATTGAAAATGGTATTCTTTTTAGCAGTAGGTAGCAAGAACGCTATGCCATAAACGCTCCATAATAAAAACATAATGACAAAAACCACATTCCCACGGGTTGATTTACCCGTGTTTGTATATATAATGCTAAACGTGTTTACCAGAAAAATTAAGCCATACCAGAAGGCCACTTTTTTGGAAATTTGTCCTGTTTCATATAAATACCCTATGGACAACATGGCCAGATTGGATAAAATAATTCGTGTAAAAGACTCGCTGTGTTGTTTTGCAATGTCAGATAAGCGTAAAGGCGTTCCATCAGGGTCATTCTCAAGTTGGTATTCATATAATAGATAACAAAACATACTAATCAACATTAACGGTGTGGAAAATAACCAATCGTAATACCTATTTTTAGCCATCAGTTCTTGCGGTAACCACTGAATGACAAAAATGTACCACCCCGTTTCTATGACCTGGACAATCGTTTCCAATGCCAATATATCTTTTAAAATCATGTCTTGTTCTGGTAGATTGACAGTGAGTGCGAAAATGTCAATGACGCCAACAATCGCCTGGACATAGATACTTATTTTGGTAGTGGCATTGACGATAGGATCGTTCATTTACTACTACGCAAACATTAAATTTTTTACACTGCTTTGCCACTTTTGAAAAAAGTGGCGTCAAAACATGAAAAAAGCCGTACCAAAAACTTGTCATGAAAAATTATTTTTTATAAGCATTAACTAGCCTAAACACGAAAAATATTTATTTACAAAAAAGGAAGGTCTAAATAAGAGTCACCCGCCTATTTTTTACACTGCGCGCACATTTCGTTTGTCTCTCGCCACTTGGACACACAATGCGAATGTCCCACAAGACCACACCGATTACACGACGTGACCGCCATGTGCTGATTTTGAAAGTACAAACGGCAATGCCAGCACGGAATGCGTTTGTTTATTAATAAAAATGTATCCTCATTACTTAACTGTCTATACGCATACTTTACAGGAACTGGCTCGGATTCGGATGCGCAACACCCCATTTACTCTATTTATTACACCATAAAAAATAAACAGTGAAAAAAAATAAATATATAGAGTAAATGGCTAAAATGGCTGAAATGGCTGAAACTCAGGAAAAAACACAAACACGCAAAAAGAGAACATTACGTAAAAAGAGAAAGTCATGTAAAAAATACTAATATTTGTGCTTGTTTACTATAAAAATTATAGTAAATGATGTCTGGTTCTAGCGTAATTCGTCTTGCACCTTTCTTTTTCCGCCACGATCATATACCATGATGAGTAACGCATATCCGTCTTTTACGACTTGAGCAAATTTTGCTTCGTTGTGATCTTTTTTTTGATTGTATGTAAATACAGATTTCACTTCTACAATTTGATGAAGATGAGGAATGTACATGTCTGGAATATAGGTATGTTCTTTTCCTGTTTCATCGTGATACAAAAACGTAGGAACATTTACGAGTCGGATCTGGTCTTCTGTGTACCCTTCATCATATAGTTCTTTTAGAGCAATGGGTTCGTATCCCATTAATGAAACCGTTTCACCAGATGGCAATTCATAATCTATTTTATGATAGGCTGTTTGTAATGACTTGTGTATAATATCCGGATGACGCATCGCGTGTTCAAACCCATATTTACGCAAGCACGTTTCTTTTCCTTTTTGTATAACGTCTTTTGATTGGAATGCGTTTTCGACGCCGTACATTTCTAGGCAAGTTTCTTTGTATTTTTCTTTTTTACACTCTTGGCAATGTTTATCCTTGCGAATATCTGATAAAACAGCTTGATGCGGTCTTCCACAACGACATACCAAGGGTAAAATTTGTTTGTTATCCGTGTATTCTCCTTCTTTGAGTAATAAAGTCATGCCATGTTGTTCTACCGTTTGTTTTACAATATGAAAAGGTAATTTATGCTTTTCATTCTGACATTGACTACACACACCAGTATTTTTCAATAGACAATGAGTTTGTGAAATATTCGTTTCATTACATTTTCCGCATTGGTATTCTACGCGTCGAGTCGTAAAATCGACCGAACGCACAGTGTGACCTGTTTTATCCATGATGGTTTGTATAAAATCTGTTTCTTTTTGTTTTATTTGGGTTTCTTTTACGCACATAACACAAAATGAGTCAATTGGAACCTTGTATCGTTTATTACTAAATGAAGCGGACGTTAATGTATTCGCATGGTTAAATTCACACGTAAATGTAATGGATTGAGATGTTTTGAATTCATCCGATGAGGTATTTATCTTGAAGCGTGGTGATAAAAAATTACAAATATTATTGTATTTAGACATAGTTGTCTTTATTAATTTGGGTTATTATTTCATTTTTCAAGACTAATTACTGATTACAAGATATCATTTTTATACATTTTGTATAAAAAATTCTATGGACATAAATTTGACCTTTTTTATTAAAAAAATGAAACGTTATTATATTGTTTATTATAATAAATTAATAAATGACAACCTATACTAAAAAAAGATGTATTCACGATAAAATACTATATATTTGTAGAGAATGCGGTGGTAAAGGTATTTGCGAACATGGAAAACAAAAAAGTATTTGTAAAGAGTGTGGTGGTTCAAGAATATGCGAACATAATAGAGAAAAAAATAAATGTAAAGAGTGCGGAGGAATTAGTATTTGTGAACATAATGTAAGAAAAGCCCAATGTAAAAAGTGCAAAGGAAGTTCAATATGTATACATGATAAATACAAAACACAATGTAAAGAATGTAATGGAAAAAATTTGTGTATCCATCAAATCATAAAAAGTAATTGTTTAAATTGTACTGGAAGTGGAATATGTGAACATAAAAAAAGACGAAATATTTGTATCGATTGCAATGGTTCGCAGTTATGCGAACATAAAAAACAAAAATACAATTGTACAATTTGTAAAGGTTCACAAATTTGCGATCATGGTAAATATAAACGTTTTTGTAAAGAACATGATGGAAGAAATTTATGTAAATCCCCTCTATGCGAAACAAGTAAGAATAAAAATAAAATAAAATTTCAAGGATATTGTACCTATTGTTTTATCCATTTATTTCCAGATGAACCTATGACTCGTAATTATAAAACAAAAGAAACAAGTGTTAGAGATTTTATTAAAGAACATTTTCCTAATGATAAATGGATGTGCGATCGTCAGATTAAAGACGGATGTTCGAGAAGACGTCCAGATGTATTACTGGATATCGGGTCTCATATACTGATTATTGAAATAGATGAAAACAAACATTCAACCTATGATTGTAGTTGTGAAAATAAACGTTTGATGGAAATATCATTGGATTTAGGGCATAGACCTATTGTATTTTTACGATTTAATCCAGATGGAAATGACACAACTTCATCCTGCTGGACTAAGAATAAAACAACAGGCATTCTTTACATATCGAAACTGAAAAAAAAAGAATGGGATAATCGTCTACATGCTTTAATAGAACAAGTTATATATTGGAAGGAAAATATACCATCCAAGACAGTAGAAATCATTGAATTATTTTATTAGTTTTTTATACATTTTGTATAAAAAATAGTCGTTTTTCGGATACGACATTTGTTTTTTAGAGAACCGGGAACATTTCTCTTGTTACCTGCACTTTCGCGCAGGATTAGTACTATACCATGAGCTCATATAGTGTGATTAGCACCATGAACCAGTAATCCGGTAGTCGTTGAGGGAGTATCTTCGTCTTATCATAACGACGGTGAGACACTTTACCCGCTGATTGCCCAATCCAATACATTCTGACTATACACGAGGTAGTTAACCTGTCCACCACCATGTTTCCATGTTGGTTTAGTAGTATTGGCTCTAAGGGGTTTCCAGACATTATAAATTACTTTGCATCGAATCACTCTTGTGATTGACACTAGGAAGTTATATACTAATTAGGCAGCACATGCGCTAAATAGACCATTATTACACTGTTTTTCCATATGAGTCGAATGGTAACTCATATAGCAGCTTCCTGTTTTGGGCTTCCCTAGTTTACCCAAAGCGCCGCCTGCAATGCGGACGATGTTGTGATTGACAGCCACCAAGACGAACGAGTACGATTGGCGGAGACCTTGGCCGGCCACGATGTTGGCAGCCGAGTCGGGGACCGACAAGGTACCAGCGCCAGCGGCACCGGTTTGGGCCTCGGCGGAGGGGGCGAACTCGACACCGACGTTGGTCAATTTGCCAAAGTTGGTGGAGCCGTGGGGGTTGACATCCAACAAGTCCAAGGTGTAGGCATACAAGTGGTAGCCGGTCTCCTCTGGGATGGCGGGGGCACGGTACCAGGGTTGGATGAGCGAGAAGTAGTCGACCGGCATGTTCGAGAGACGTTGGGTGTTCTCGTAGTAGACCGACACTTGGGCCAAGGCATCCGTGGCAGCCGAGGGGTGGAACGACACACCAGCGGCGGTGGGGACTGCCGATGCGGACGAGTAGTTGGCCCAGTCGGCCTTGTTGGTGGTGTTTTGGAGGGCAAAGAACAAGGCCTTGACCGAGTGGGAGAAGTGGATGTCGATGCGGGTGGAGTTGCGGGTGCCGTCAACCGATTGAGGGTTGTTGGTTTGGACTTGCTCGATGAGCAAATCGCGGGGGGCTTGGCCCATCAACTTGCGCTCGTCGTTGGACACCAAAGCGTACTCGGCCCAGACTTGGACGTTCGACAAGGCGACGTTCGAGTTGGTCAAATCCGATTGGGAGGCATATGTGGAGACACCGCCCGAGCCAGCACCGCCAGAAATAGCAGCGACATTGTCGATAATCAACAAGTCGGTCCAGTCGCGAAAGTTAAAGCGCAACTTCATCTCGTTGTAAGGCAACGCGGCGGTGGGGAGGGCAACACCCGTGTCGCGGGTGTGGCAATAGGGGAGGGGCAACATCAAGGTGGCGGCCGGGATGGTCAAACCATTGTTGGGGGCACCGACGGCGTTGGAGTAGTTGTTCAACAACGAGATGTTGCCAATCATGTTTTGGTAGCCGACACGCTTGGATGATGTGACGGTGAAGGCCGACCAGAAGTCCAAGAAGTAGTCATCGAAACGCATCTCGACGAGGTCGTTAAAGGTGACGGCGGTCTCCTTCAACAAGTGATGCATCAAGTTGCGGGTCCAACGAATGCGGGAGTTGGCACCGAAACGCGCGGTGGCCGCATTGACGGTGACCGAGGGGAAGGTCACGCGCAACCAGTTGAACAAGAGGTAATCACCGGCACGGGAGATGTTGGCATCCCATTGCACACCAAATTGGGGGGTTTGGTTGAGTGTCAACGTGGTGGGGACAACCGTGAACCAGGTCGATTTGGTCACACGGCGAACAAAGTACGAGACGGATTTAGCGCCGCCATACATGTACTTCTCGGGTTCGTCGTACGTGGCAAGATCGATAAAGCCGGATGTGAGCGTATTGGATGAGGTCGTGGATGACATGTTTATCATATGGCAAGATTTTAAATTTATTTAAAAAATTTTCAGTTTAAAAAACTAACCCCTTGATTTTTTGGTTTTGAGTCAAAAAAGCAAGGGGTTTGTTTTTTTTTCACGGCTTTGCCACTTTGCCACTTTGCCACTTTTGAAAAAAGTGGCGTCAAAAACGTTTAAAAAAAGTGGCGTCAAAACATGAAAAAAGCCGTGCCAAACTTGCTTAAATTATTTTTCATAAGCATTAACTAGCCTAGAATATAAACACGAAAAATATTTATTTACAAAAAAGGAAAGCATAAATAATTAAATAAGAGTCACCCGCCTATGACATTTTTTTATATATTAACATGTCATATGTTTTGCTTTTTTTGAAACGCCTTGAAAAAATACAAAATAATTTAAAATACAGTCTAATTACAAAATGGGAATGAGTCAGTCTCTAGAGATAAAAAACCTGGTTTATTATTTTATCGGGTTTTACATCATGTTATTCTTGTTTAGCACGCCTGTATCGACTACTACGACCACAAAACGCGAATCTGGGCATGGGTCTGGACGTTCAGATAAAATGGTGCGAGTCGAATGGCTGAAAAACGAAATTAAAGTCTTACAGGATGAGCTGAAAGAGATAGAAGATGATTTACATATGATGGAACCTTCTGCCATCAAGACATGGATTCGTGATGAAATTCGTGATGAAATTCGTGGTCAATTGCGTTTAAGACGAAAACCAGAGGATCCAAGTGACTCTAAATCGGTTTAATGATTTTTTATAAAAAAATCATAGGCGGGTGACTATTATTTAGTCCTTCCTTTTATATATATTTTTCGTGTTTATAGTCTAGGCTAGTTAATGCTTATGAAAAATAATTTTTTATGAAAAGTTTTTGGTACGGCTTTTTTCATGTTTTGACGCCACTTTTTTTAAACGTTTTTGACTCCACTTTTTTTAAACGTTTTTGACGCCACTTTTTTTAAACGTTTTTGACGCCACTTTTTTTAAACGTTTTTGACGCCACTTTTTTTAAACGTTTTTGACGCCACTTTTTTCAAAAGTGGCAAAGTGGCAAAGTGGCAAAGCCGTGTAAAAAATCATTAGCGAACAAGGTTAATCTGTTGTCCGGATGAAGGAAATACGGTATCACATGGCACTTGGAATTTGGGATTAAACACGTCTTGGGGCGCACTTTCTTTTTCAAAACGTACCGTGTCGGTAATAGGTTCTCTGAAACGAACGGAACGGGATGCAATAGCAGAGGTTAATGAGGCAATAGATGTGGTATTATTCCACAAACGCGGCAATGTAGAAGACGATTCTTCTAATTCTTCCAAGGCGAGGTAACTCATTTTATTATAGACGAGATTTTATTTTACCGCTTTTTCATAAAAAGCGGTACCAAAAACAAGTCATCTGATTACGTTCGAGCCAACACCATGTCATCTAATTATTGTCTAAAATGTCAAGACGACTTTGGCGTCATAAACGTTCGAGCCAACACCATGTCATCTAATTATTGTCTAAAATGTCAAGACGACTTTGGCGTCATAAACGTTCGAGCCAACAAACAGCATGTCATCTAATTACGCTTATTGTCGAAAATGTCAGACGTCTTTAGCGTCACAAACGTCCGAGCCAAAAACACCATTACGTTATTCGATTTATTCGCGTTGAAACGGGTAAATGATCGCTATAGGTCAATGGCAATACATCCGGTGTATCCAGCTCAATGTCGTTGCTTATAAAAAAATCAAAGACATAGGGGTCGTATCCGGTTTTGGGCGTGCATGACGTATCGACTTCATAATCTTGATTGTATTTAATATACAATGTGGGGTAAAAGGACGAATACATGGAATAGGGAATGGACGGAAATTTACTGATACTGATATTAAAGTCCCCACCTATTAGCCAAGGATATTTCAATGTGGATACGTATGCATATAATTGTTTCCATTGTTTCATAGACATGGCATCGTCGTTTCGATAATTACTAGACTGTAAGTGGGTATTGATCACGTAAATAATCTTTTCTTTAATGCGAAGCTGAGCAATCAAAAAGCCCTTTTCCGCCAAGGCATCCGAGGTGGTCAATGTTTTTTCATCAAACGGAATAAATGTATGCGATAAAATGGGGTATTTGGAGAGTATAACCAGCCCCGAATTCACAAGACGATAGCCATTCATGGTGCCCTTGATGATATGGTATTCTGGAAATTCATACTGAATATCATCATACAAGACATTTAAGAAACATTCTTGAAGCATGATAATCGAATGCGTGGAAATTAAACGGTGTAAAACAGACAATGGTTTCATAGAGTAGGGCATACGCTGTATGTTAAACGTGAGCACATTTAAATTTTTAGCCGAATGACGTATTTTTCGCATATGATACGTGTCACTCCATTTTTCGCGCAATACCCACAACATGACCACCGTGCACGTACACCATATAATTAATTTTGAGGTCGTACGCCACATTCCTATTTAATACTAGATTTTAAATTAATTTACAGTTTCATCGTTTGGTGACTCTTATTTAGATCTTTATTTTTTTGTAAATAAATATTTTTCGAGTTTGTTTTATTAGTTCACATTATAGGAATTGTTGTTTTATTTGAACTAATAAAACAACATTTCCTATTTATATTCTAGGCTAGTTAATGCTTATGAAAAATAATCATGAAAAGTTTTTGGTACGGCTTTTTTCATGTTTTGACGCCACTTTTTTTAAACGTTTTTGACGCCACTTTTTTTAAACGTTTTTGACGCCACTTTTTTCAAAAGTGGCAAAGTGGCAAGGTGGCAAAGCCGTGAATTAAACCGAGGAAACGAATTAAATCATGGCACACGTCGAATGGTACAACTGATTCAGGTCAGAAATGGATTCGTTGGTATGTTCACGTGCTTCTTTTTCATTATCAATAAATGTTGTGTCATGTTTCATGGCAGAGACAGAGTCAAGGTATTTTAAAATAAGAAGGTGGTATTCATACAAACATTCCAGTCGATGGTGACGACGTACGATATTATTTTTAAATTCCTCTTCCGACATGTCATTCAACAGGTAACGGATACGCAAATCTTGATTTGTCATGGCTTCGTCCATGCGAATCGTGGGGTAAATCGAGTAGGCAAGATGATTGATACGTTGCACGGTTTCTGTTAATTCCGGGATGGATTCGCCACGCCATTCCCAATTTGTATGCACGACACTCGTATTCATAGGAAAAATAGAAATAGATTCTGCGTTAAAATACGTGTTAAAGCAAAGGCCACATTGCTTTTTTTCATCGAGGTAGCCACGACACTCACTATTTTTACATTTTTGCATATAAATATGTTTTTCGGGTTGCGTCAATTCTTGATCCAATTCTAATTTTGATTGTTTAAGTACACGTAGCGTCGCTTGTAAATCACGTATCATTTGACTCGTATGTATAATGTCTTCTTTAATTTTGTTGACGTTTTTGGTATACACGGCATGGCGTTGTGTGTACGGCATGATTGATTTTTCTATATTGTATAAATACTTTTCTTTGGAAACCAACAGGTCTTGGCGAACGTGAGGCACTTGCGTTTCGACCCATCTACTACTCCATATTGATTTACACGTCATACAGGTATAGGGATACGATTCCGTAGCACATTTTATAAAACAAGGTCGACAATACAAAGTAGGACAATACTGGCATAATATCCCGGAATGTTTGGTATCATGCGTTTTATCGAGATCACACATTTTATCACGGACAGGTGTTTTATCACGGGCAGGTGTTTTATCACGGGCAAGGGTGGTATCAAGGGTGGACATTTTATATATATTAATTATTTAAAACAAATTATGAACTTTTAGAAAAAAGTGAGTAAAAAAATAGTATCTATAATTAAATTTAATTAAATGCTAGGAAAATATCAGAAGAAATCAGTCAAACGAAATAAATCTAACACAAAAAAGCCTAGCGTTAGATCTGTTAAAAAAGTAAAGCCCAGAGTTAAATCTGTGTCAAAAGCCAAACCCAAGGTTAAATCCGTGTCAAAAGCAAAACCAAAGGTTAAATCTGCGAAAAAAATTAAAGAAAGCGCATCCGATTCGGGTTGTGTAGAACAATTTACCAAGAAATACCAGGCAAGACCTTCGCCTGCGTATCCCGCCAATAGATGTTGCGGTGAATCAAAACGAGGAAAAGACGGATTCATGTACGAATCGAGAGCGGATAAAAATGGGTTGTGTACGTGGAAAAAAAGTAAATAATCATAGCGGTGTCAGAAAACTCCATCAATACCCATTTAACAGAGGTACATCGTGAAACAAGGTATTTATTTTTTTGAAAACAAGAAGAAAAGTCACACGACTTTTAGAAAGAGCAGTGGTGATATACCACTTGAACCCTTACGATTGGAGCGTCAGTAAATTTCAATACATATACTTTTTTAGCCAAGATATTTTCATGGAATGTTTTTGGTATGGCTTTTTTTGAAAAAGCCATAATTTATTCTTTTTTTCCCACATCACTAAATAACTTGTCATTTCGTTCCTTCATTTGGCGTAACACTTGTTTCCAGTGAAGTGGTTTTTGTTCATTCTCAGTGGCCACGACGCGACTTAATTCCGCATTGAATTCCTGGTGATCCGAGGATATATTCATAATATCTTGGTAGGTGCTATGAATTTCTTCTTCTTTCGATTCGGCGTCATTAAACATGGCCTCTTCGTACACATCCTGTACATGTAAAAAGCCTGGTGACGTTAATTCAATCAATCCTTCGCAATTCGTATCTTCGACTTTTTTGCCTTCGTGAAGAATGTAAAATTTTTGACGCGACCGATCGCCGCAGGTATACACGGGCGTTGCATTTTCTTTCAAAAAGCCTTCATTCACGAATCGTGCCAAGGCTTTCTGTCCTCCCAATAATGTATCCAATTTATAATGTTTTTTAAACACGTCAAGCACGTGTTCCGGTGTCATGACCTGATAAATGGTAATGTTATTTTGCGTGCCAATCGTCGTATTGGTCTGATTATTAATTTTATTTTGAGTCTTGATCTTGGTAGGCGTTTTTTCCTTTTGTTTTAGTTTTTCTTCCAATTCTTTTATTTTAAGTTGCATTTCACGTTCGTGTTCTTCTTTTTCTTTTAGTTGTTCATCTTTTCGTTTTAATTCCGTGTTAAATTCATTCTCGAATGAATTCTCAAGTGCATTCTCAACTGTGTGTGTCTTTTTTTTACATATCACGTGGTGTTTTTTTAGATTATCCTTATTGGCCAAACATTTGTGGCAATACAGACACGCAAACACTTTTTTAGGAACGCTTATGCCGTCTTCCTCTTGTTTTAGGATACAGGGTTTAGACGTACGCAGATGATTTTTTAAAATATAAGGGTTGGCATAGGTCTTTTTACAATAGACACATTCGGTCATTTAGTAATGGTATCCATTTAAATATTTTTCTCCAAAAAAACAGAAAAACAGAAAAAACAGAAAAATTAAAAAAAAGTCGATTTTGGGTCTAGAAAATTTTAAAAAAATATGTTTCAAAAAAAATTTTTGAAAATTGAAATTATTTTTTCCACACACACACATTTTATGTTTTTTAAAAATCTCATTTTACTATTTTTAAAATAAACCTCATGTCAACCACGAAATATTTTCTAATTTTAAGATGTATTTCAACCTCGATTAGAACCACGAAAAACGTCAATTTTACGAATTTTTCTGTTTTTTTGGAGAAAAATGCCGAATTTTTCTGTTTTTTTTCTGTTTTTCTGTTTTTCTGGAGAAAAATTTTATTTTTCTGTTTTTCTGTTTTTTTTCTGTTTTTTGCTGACATCACTGGATTTTTTTTCTGTTTTTTTCTGTTTTTTTCTGTTTTTTGCCAGTTGAAAAAGTGAAAAAATTTAAATATGTTATCAACACATATACTACATTACTACATGGAATGTCATATATGTTTCGATACCAAAGATGATTTTATAAAACTAGAGTGTAGGCATGAACTCTGTTTATCGTGTTACCAATCTGTTTTAAAATTTCATGCCTATTGTCCTTTTTGTCGGTATCAAATTGAACCGGAACAAATAATTATAGCAGATATATCCGATATAGAAGATGAATTTTGTTATAAACGATGGTGCACAGCATTTTCCATTACCATTTTAATCGGAACTATTTTGAATTCGTATGTGTTACTAGGCAAAGTGGTATGAATAATTCACGGCTTTGCCACTTTGCCACTTTGCCACTTTGCCACTTTGCCACTTTTGAAAAAGTGGCGTCAAAAACGTTTGAAAAAAGTGGCGTCAAAAACGTTTGAAAAAAGTGGCGTCAAAAACGTTTAAAAAAAGTGGCGTCAAAAACGTTTGAAAAAAGTGGCGTCAAAAACGTTTAAAAAAAGTGGCGTCCAAACATGAAAAAAGCCGTACCAAACACTTTTCATGAAAAATTATTTTTCGTGTTTATATTCTAGGCTAGTTATAAACACGAAAAATATTTTATTTACAAAAAAGGAAAAGCATAAATAATTAAATAAGAGTCACCCGCCTATGGAATAATTTTAGTTATGTATAACTAAAAGATGACTAGCGTTCATGATGATCTTCTTCGGTAATGTACCGAATACCATCGACTCGATTCACCACAAAACGGTGTTTATAGTATTTCTCCATGTAATCTTTGAATTCATTTCGCGTGGCGGTACACGCATTCGTATAACTGGTCTTGTGCCAATCTTTAAACGCACCATACATATCGGCAATCGTCAAGTGCGTTTCCGGGTCGCTCTTGATCTTGTCCGTCAAGAAATTCATAAAGATATCGTTCTTGACACGATATTTTTTAGTTGCTTCCGTAACTTGTTCGGGCTCGTGTACGACAAATCCCCGTTTTTGAATCTCGCGATAGCGACGAAACAATTTGGACATGAAGGCTTGTACCATTTTATCGCTAAAGACAAAGGAGCGATCAATTGGAAATTTACGTTCACGCAATTGCTCTTCAAATGTGGCCGGACATTCGGTTTCGTCAATAAACTTACTCTTGAAATCCACGACACGAATGCGGTTCCACGTGGCTTGGTCATCGCTAGGAATGCGAGGCAATTTGTTACAAATAATGGTCAATTTAAATTGAGGCAAAAACGAAGTGGGATCTTTGAATAACGCACGACTGTACATGGTATCATTGCCCGACAATTCCTTGAGCGTGCCGATATTGAATTCTTCCTTTTCACTCGGTTCTTGAATCACGGCAAAACGCGTGCCTTTACTATTGGACAACTCGGGCGACGCACTGGAACTTTGCGTGCGTTTACCAGTCAACAACGAGGTCGGAAACTCGTAAAAATACCGACCAAATGTTTTACGCATCAACGTCACCAAGACCGATTTACTGTTATCACCGACACCCGACCACACAACGACTTTCTTGGTAATGTTTCCGCCTTTCAATACCGCACACGCTTGGTCCAAGAAATAATGACGCACATCGGCATCGACAAAAACACGATGTAGATAATCGTCGATTTGTCGCATTTCATCGGCATTATCACTGACATCGCGGTACTCGTAATCAGTGGACAAGGTAATGAAATCGGTAGGACGACCTTCACGAAATTCCAGCGTCTCGACATCAAGCACGCCATTGGTGAATCCCGTCAAATTGTGATGCGTATTGATCTTGTTCATAAACTCTTGGTCCAAAAACAAATCTTTACACTCTTTCATGATTTTATCCTTGAACGGTGTATCTTCTAACTTGTTTTTTTCTTTGAGCAAAATGCCACGCTGTTTATCCAATTCCTTGATTTGCTTGCCTTCTGTATTTCCATCCTCGTTGGCTTCTTCACGATCGCGTTGCTCGTTTTGCGTACGCGTGATTTTATCGCGAATGGATTTGATTTCTTCCATAATGGGCTCACGCAAGGTCGGAATCAATTTTCGCAACTCGATGCCTTCCGCAATTTGCATCCAGCGATGATGGTCAAACTTGTACCACCCGTCTTTTCCCGTTCCGGCATACACAAATTCATTCTTATACTTGTGATACAAGGCTTCGGCACACGAATACGAGGTCAACGTGCCATTCTTGCGAAGACTTTCCATTAAACTTTTTCGGCTGTTCATTTGTTTAAATTGCTGGTAGGCTTCCGGACTATCCATCTTGGCATAATACACAATGGTGCCGATACCGTAGGTCGTTCGCGCCATTTTATTCCATCGAGAGACACACGTGGCTTCTGAAAAGTTTCCGGATAATGTGCGCTTGGAAAATGCAATCCATGTATCAAGCGCATCCATACTACCAACACCGACATTATACAAGATGCAACCGACTTCAAACCACGATTTGTAATCGGTCGCACGCTGATCGGATAACATGGGCAATAAAAGACGAACGTCGCGTAATGCTTCGGATGGATTTGTGGGAATCAGTTTTTCTTGCTCTTTATCAATAGCCGGCAAAACGGGCAACGATTTGGTCGTGATGGAGTAATCACAGCCGGACAGTTCGCGCAAATATTTCTTTTTTCCCGTTTCGACTGTCGACAAAATACGAGGCAACAGGTATTCCCACCGCTCGGGATCGTCGACGCCAATCGGTTCATTGGATTGATTCCATATGGAATGTGCCGTCATCATATCGGTGAGTGAGATTTCTTCCAATTGGTCATTGACAATCATGGATAACCGGTACGCTTCTTTGTTCATGCCTTTGCGACTGCCATACACCAACCACGGATTGGAAGTGACGGCTTTGGTATCAAAAATATGTTGCGGGTAATCTTGAAAACGGGTAAAAAAGCCACTGTCGGTGTACACTTGTTCCAACTTGGGGTACAAAAACGCGCGTTGTTCGTCTCGTGAGCATAACAAAAATGGAAATTCAATATGAAATCCCGATTTAACATACCCATCGCTGACTGACGGCGATGATTTTTCCAAGATACAACAAATCAATTGCGAGGGAGATAAATTGGTGACATACCGACGCAATACATCCATGTACATTTCGACAAGGGCCAGTATTTCACCACTTTGATAAAAATGCGTGCCGGCTAAAAAGGATGGCGCAACCGATTCGGGAATTTTTATATCAATATCGCCACGAATGGTAGTGTATCCACCGGGACGAGGGCGTTCACATAAAGAGATAAATCCATCGTTTTCGATATGGTTCATGTACAAGGTCCAAAAGTGTTCACGGTCGTCATCTTGGATATTGTATTTTTTTTTGGCATACACGGATTGGTGCGTGTATTGTGTCGCATGATGGGTAATACGCTCCGCCAAAAAGCGCTCCAATTCAGATTCCATCTCTTGATTACTAAAATTATTTTAAATAAATGAAATGGAATATTTCATTTTTCACGTCTTTTTTAAAAAAAATTCCAAGGGTGACATTCGCCTGCTTTTATATAGTATGTTTGAAAAAAGCCTTACATTTTCGAAAAGGGATAGATTTTAATAAAAATTTAAAAAAAAATATTCTCTTTATTATAATTAAATGGCGAATAATCTGAATTACGTTCAGGGTTTGGCATCCGGCACAAAGAGTGGCGAAGATGGCCAATACAATTTGTTGATTCAGGGTGGTTCAGATTATAAACAATCATCCGGTCTTTTCCTTGCTAATGATCTACGTTCCAATCGAGGTGCGCAATTAATGTTTGCCAATAACGGCAACACGTTCATGGATTTTAATGCGGCAGCTACCAATGCCATGAACTTTCGTTACACGGCCAATGGTGTGACTTACAATAATATGTTGCAATTAATGACAGAGGATGCTGGCAATGCAACACGTTATGTGGCGAATATCAATGGTCGCGTCAAGGCATCGCAATACGTGGTTGATTCGTCGTATAATGAATCACGCACTATTCTGGCGGACAAAGGCGCGCTTTACATGGGTCAAAACGACACTGGTTCCTACTTTATCATGAACCCGAACGGCAAAAATGCTGCCTTTGACTTTAAGGTGACCAAGGCAGACGGTACCGCCAACAGAACAGTCATGACCATGCAAGGCAACGGTCAAATTCAAACTGTGTTTTACAACAAGACTACCAATGCTGATGACTCGGAATTGACGGCGGTGGCTGGTTTTGATGCCAATGGTAACTTGGTGCGTCATTTCCCCATCAATGCACGCATTCGTACCGTCGAAACCGCCGTGTCAACCATTGCGGCCTCTGTCGGTTCGGGCTTAACCAATAAAGTAAATGAAGTCATTAACCGTTTGAACAGTCTTAACTTTTACTCTATTAATATCAAGACGTACCAGATTCCTCCTCAGGTATTTACGCCTCAAGTCGCTAGCATTACTTCTACTTCAGCTAATGTTTCATTTCCTGCTGTTGTCACGACAGTTGCTCAGTCTGGAGATGTTATCTATAATGCCACATTTTGCGATGCACAATCGAACCAGTGTCTACGTGGTGGAAACAGTGCCGCCAATACTCCTTTCATTATAGTTACGGGTCTTACCCCTAGCACGTCGTACATGGTCTATGTTAAAGCCACCAATGACAGTGGTACGTCTATTCTTAGTAATGGCACTCTATATCTTGCTCCTTCGTCGTAATAAATTAATTTATTCTACTGACTTCAAATTATTACATAATTTGAATAAACTAATGTTCCAGACATTTAAACTTATTTTAACTTATTTGAACACGCACAAAAATAGGTGATAATAAATAAAAAAGCCCTAGTACCGTGTGTGCTGTAAAAAAAGCATAGGCGGGTGACTCTTTCTTATTTATGCTTTCCTTTTTTGTAAATAAATATTTTTCGTGTTTATATTCTAGGTTATTTAATACTTATGAAAAATAATTTTTCATGAAAAGTTTTTGGTACGGCTTTTTTCATGTTTTGACGCCACTTTTTTAAACGTTTTTGACGCCACTTTTTTTAAACGTTTTTGACGCCACTTTTTTTAAACGTTTTTGACGCCACTTTTTTCAAAAGTGGCAAAATGGCAAAGTGGCAAAGTCGCAAAGCCGTGAAAATAAGTTAAAATGATATGACCATATAAAATGGATTTACGTGTGCTTTACACGAATTACCGCGATGCCTACCAGATCTATAAAGACATACAGATGTATCTAAAAGGCATTCCTGTAGATGATAGCAATATAGCAATGCGATGCCATACCTTGTCTCATATGGAAGATACCAAAATACAATACGCCAAACAATTTCATGGCGTGCATTATGCGGAATTAAATCGACTTTACGAACATGCACATAGAGATTACGTTAATTGTAAAGGTGAGGAGTGTGACTCAAAATTGCAATATAAAAATAAATGCAAACGTGATTTATATGGGATAGTCGATTAAAATAGTTTTGCTTATAACATAAGCAAACTCGAAAAATGTCACGGCTTTGCCACTTTTGAAAAAAGTGGCGTCAAAACATGAAAAAAGCCGTACTAAAAACTTTTCATGAAAAAATATTTTTTATAAGCATTAATTAGCCTATAATATATATTAGCCTAGAATATAAACACGAATAATATTTATTTACAAAAAAGGAAAGTCTAAATAAGAGTCACACGCCTATGAAAAATTTTTCCATTAACGTTTTTGACGCCACTTTTTTTCAAACGTTTTTGACGCCACTTTTTAAAAAAGTGGCAAAGTGGCAAAGCCTTTTTTGACGCCACTTTTTTTAAAAGTTGCAGCTGTCTTCCCATTCGTTATTCAATTGCGCCACACGCCGTCCAATATCAATAAAGCTCAATTCGCCCTTGACATAGACCATTTTGGCAGTGTCCATTCCATCGTCGCCGTACGCAAACTGGACGACTTTGCCTTTTTGATTGACAATGGTATTACCGTGACTGCACTTGACATCTTCCATGGTCTTGACGATACGTCGTTGTAAATAACCTGTAGTACTGGTAGACACGGCCGTCGATAATAACCCTTCGCGCCCACCTTGCTGATGCGTGAAAAATTCAATCGGCGTCAACCCCTTGACATAACTATTGACAATAAAGCCACGACTTTCAAGCATGTACTGTAATTCCTTGTATTGTCGTTCTTCGGACAAGAAGGGATTCAATTGGTCGGGGCCGTCGGTGTAGGAAACCCTGGTGTAGTGCGGGTAAGCACGCCCACGAAACCTTTTTTCGATACGTTTGCCACCGACATTCTGTTGCCCGAGCAATCCAATGACTTGTGAAATATTGACGATATTGCCTTTTGACCCGCTGTTAATCATGGCCTTCATGGAATTATCCGGCGCCAAATTGTTTTTGGCGATACGCGCACCCATATCACGCACGTTATTCAGCACCGTATTGATTTTCAATTCACGCAAATCGAGGTGACGCTCGGATTGCATGACGGCCTTGACTTCCAAATACGCTTTGGACAATTCATTCTTGACTTCTTGCTCGACCGTGTTGCCACCACGCGCTTTTCCAGGAAACCGATTGGCCATACAATCTTCGATACCGACGCTAAATCCGCGATGCAACAGCCAGAAATCGGTAATGTACTGATAATGTGACACGAAATCGCAGGCGTCTTGGTTGCAATAATCTTTCATGATGATGTGGACCAAACTATTGGATTTGCTACCCATGACCATGGCGTCAAGGGTACCCCGCAACATGACACCCTTGTGGATATACACCGGCTCGGGTTCGCCGTTATGCGTTCGGATTTTATTAGCAATGGTAATGGTGAGTGTGGAGGGCAGAATCATGGAGAATAGACCATACCCCGTATATAATCGTGCTTCGGCTTCTTCTTCCGTCTTAACTTCGTGTGTTTCCAAAAGAACTTTTTTAATGTGTTCCATACGGCGATCGACTTCATGAAAATCCCACATGAGTTTCATGAGCGCGTCAAAAAAGATGAATCGCTCCATGACGGCCGATTCGCCAGGATACGAACCCAGCGTCATCAAATAACCGGCGGTTAAATTATCCTGGCAGATTTTAACAATGGGACGGGGAAATTGACTGGTCGACATGTTATTTTCAGTCGCAATAATGGTCTCGGCTTCGGCGCGCGTTTCGGTGGATTGAGGCACGTGGATATTCATTTCGTCACCATCAAAATCGGCATTGAACGATTGGCAAATACTAATGGGCAAACGAAGTGTTTTGCCTGGCAAGATTTTAATTTTGGGAGCCAGAATACTGCCTTTATGAAGCGTCGGCTGACGATTTAACAAGACGCGATCGCCGTCACGCAATTGACGTTCGACAATATCGCCGTATTGCAATTCAATCGGTTTTTTCTCCTTTTCAATAAATTGGCTGATGACCGTTCCATTCTGTTTTAAAACCAAGTCGCCGGCTTTGGGAACAAACGTTTTCCGGTATTTCATTTCCCATGCCGAAATGTACTCGTAATACCAATTGGCATGTTTGGTTCCGTCCGGTAACGTCGTGTTCCAACACATGGCCAATTTGTCCATAGGGTCGCGCTCATACGCTTTTTGTTGCATGGCGAATTTGAGATTAAATGTTTTTTCGCCGCGAATCAAGTAATTGGCTTTACCCGTTTGCACGAGTTTATTGAGATAGTCGTAATTGTAGCGCGTGACGGTTTCGGGAATGGTTAAATTGGCGGCAAACTCTTGCGGAAAACCGACTTCGTTCAATTGCAGACTGGGGTCGGCTCCAATGACGGTACGGCCGCAAAAATCCACACGCTTGCCCATCATGTTGTTTCGGATACGCCCATTCTTGCCGTTAATGCGTTCGCGAATGCCTTTCAAGGGCCGACCGTTAATTTGTCGCGCTTTTCCCTTGGAATTGTCAAACAAGGTCGAAATGTGGAACTCGAGCATTTGTACCAACATTTTTCGCTTGGATTCTGACTTTTCAGTATTCTCTTTTTCGAGCTGACGGTTAATCTTGATGATTTCGACGTATTTGGAGGTCAAATCGTCATCGCAAATGCCATTATCCATTGTCACGTATGGGCGAGTGGCAGGAGGACAGACGGGCAATGCGCGTAAAATCATATGAACCGGGTGCGTCTTTTCCGTCAAGCCCAACAGTTTCATATCGGGTTTGGAAATCGAACGCAGCATGCTATAAATCTCGAGCGTGGTCAATTCGATGCGATTGGTTTTGGATTTGTAAAAGTAATACACTTTGCTATCGACAATTGTGTACGTCGGTTGATTATGCTTACAATGGACACAGAGCGGAAATTTCTTGGCCAAGAGTGAAATAATCTTGTAATTGCCCTTTTTTTGATGTACACGAAGCATGCGCAAATGGTCCGGCCCTAAAATAGGCAAATGGCAATCCAAACACAAGACGCGCAAAAAATTAATAATTTCGTCGAGCAACATTGGATGTAACACGGGCTCTTGTAACACGATATGGCCAAAATGTCCCGGGCATGTTAGATACGATTGACTACACGTGACACATGTTTTGGATTGGTCGATGGGGCCGAGGCGTTGGTCATAGACACATCCTTCGCCAAATAAACTTTTGCTTTCCTTGATTTCGGCGACCGACAAGCCAATGATTTCCTCGGCAGACGAGATATTAAATTGAAATTGTTCGATGGTCTTGTTGTTGAGCGGATCCTGATTCATGGTTCGTGCGTGATGTTTATAAGGCAGGTGATTTTTTTATTCATTTTTCACGGCTTTTTCAAAAAAAGCCGTACCAAAAACGTGAAAAAATGGCGTCAAAAACGTGAAAAAAGTAGCAAAGACGTATTAAAATATAAAGTATTTATTATATGCACACCACATTACCATTTGAAAAGCTAACGATTTCGAGTCACGCTGGATTCTTTATGGCATCTCCATTGAAAACACCGCATTGGCTTATTTACGCACCCACCCTGACCGATTTATTGCCAAACGTCGAAGAAAAATGGTTATTTGAAAAATGTTTGGAAGCTGGTATTTCTATTGCTGGCATTGATGTAGGCGAATCGTATGGTAATGTAAAAGGTCAGTCTCTTTATACGGAATTGTATCATGACATGGTAAAACGCGGGTTTTCCACAAAAGTCATCTTGTATGGACGCAGTCGCGGAGGATTAATGATATTATCATGGGCTGTCAATCATCCAGACTGTATCTTAGGAATTGCTGGACTTTATCCAGTGTTTAATTTAACAAGTTATCCGGGACTAAACGCTGCTGCGTCTGCTTATCATATGACGCCACACGCATTACAAGAAAAACTGATCGAATATAACCCAGTCGAACGTGTTGACGTTTTAAAAGGCATTCCTTTTTTTTCAGTGAGTGGCGACAGTGATGTCATTGTACCCTATGAATTGAATACGGGGCGCGTCAAGGCTAAAATTGAGGTGGAATGTGTCATGATGGAAAATCAAGGGCATAGCATGTGGCCTGGATTTTTTACGTGCCAGGAACTCGTTGATTTTTTGGTACGATTAACTAAATAAAAATTATACCTAATTTTTATTGACCCCACTTTTTTTGACGCCACTTTTTTTGACGCCACTTTTTTCAAAGTTTTTTTTGACTCCACTTTTTTTAAAAGTGGCAAAAGTGGCAGGCTATATCATAATGGCATTGAGAAACCCGGTATGTTGATACCTTTGATTTAATTCATTAATTTCACGGCGTGTATAGACCTTGATATGCTCGATTTCCGTCAAGAATTCGTCAAATGATATATGCAGTTGCGCCAGTTTCCGAAACGCTTCTTCGGCCACGGCCAAGTAGGCTTCGAGCATTTGGCGCTCCTCTAATCCACGCTGGCGTTTTTGTTCGCGCACATACAACATGGCCTTGTATTGGGATTCTGAGTATTTTTGTAAAATGTAATCGAGCGTCAAATCGCGATGATTCAATTGTTCTTGCTCGTTTGGTAAATGACGCATGGTGATTTCGCGGTGTTGGCCCACATTTTCATACATGACGCGCAGATACGATATTTCGTCTTGCCCGAGATTGTATTCGGCCATCATATGGTACACTTGGGTATAATCTGGGAGTCCGCCACACGGAATATCAAATGGATTCCGCGCCACGGTACCTGCCCCCTTTTCCTTTACAAATTCAAAATAGTGCGGATTATGGATAATCCCCTTTTCGACCTGCCCGGTTCGCCACGAAAAAGCCGTATGGCATTGGATACACCACATTTGGTCACACCCCTCCGTCTTGAAAATCGGACAATGACAGGCCGGACACGGTTTGGTGGTTTTTTTCAATTCCAAGACCGTGGCAACCGTATTGGGGTCACATACGTGGTCGGGCGCCAATACCAGATGGCATTCGGAGCAAATGGAGGCTGCACACAGACCGCATTTGTACCTCGTCGATAAAAAGCCTCGGCAATCGTCAACGGTGCAGCGCATCATAAACACTTTGCGTTCTTGCTTCATATCCATATTATATAAACGTGACCGTTCTTGCAGAAGTGCACGAATCGT